ATTTGGTGAATATTTCTTGTAAATCATCTACAAGTTTTGAAGATTTGCTACAAGCGTAAATATACTTGTGATTTTTCCCTCCATCGCCCTTAAGATATGCATCTAAGAATTCTTTAAGAATTTCTGGTGGAGCCATCTTGATTTCTTTGGGAATAAATTTGTCTCCAGCATGTCCAAATTGACTAACATAAGTGTATAGTTGCTTGGAGTTCACAGCAACAGCATAACCCGCTCCGCCCTTACAGATAAAAGCATTGAAACCCATATCTTCTAAAAGTTTATGAATCTCTTTAATATAATCCAGATTACAGTTTCTAATGCTTACTATATATTCTCCATTAGGATTAATTGCATAGGAGCCTTCAGAAATATACCAACCCAAGAAGCGCACCCATATACGGGCATCAAAAGGCGTTTTAATATTCCAGTCTTTACCTTTAATATATTTAACTTCGGGAAGAGCGAAACTCTCTAAGGTCATGCAATTCCATTGACAGAAACTGGTCATAGTATATGATGTTGATGGATTATTTTCCATCCTTTTATAAGCATCTTCTGCCATTACAAAAGAGAACTTTTGATACTTTTCAAGATGTTTAATGGGCTTCGGTAAGCCCGACCTGAAGGTTGGTTTTGCATAAAGTCGATGATTGGGAGTAGTCATTAAGTCTAAGAATTTAGATTTAAAATGTAGTAATTCTCCATCATACCAAAATTTGTGAAGAGCTATAGGTCTTTGATATTCCATCTCGTCATTTTTAGTGTTAAGAGTGGCTAGTTTGTCTTCCTCTGTTACATCTGGCCATCGTTTCCAACCATTTTCAGTCAAAACTTCTGTTTCTTCGTCTAGACAATTCCCAAGCACGTGATTATTCGACAGAACACATACCTTTCCATCGGTCTTGTCTCTAACTATGGCTCCTATCGTTCCGGCAGTTATGAGGTAATGACCTACGCTTATTCCGGGAAATATTGGTCTGTACCTCTTCGTTGGGTCTTGAAAATTTGAGGAAAGTGCTTTAACTTCTCCTAATTCCACAACATCTACAGGAATTCCATTAATTTCGTCTGGAAGGATGTCTTGAGGAGATAATTGTGATTTGGGAAGCTTTTTAGAAACATAGACTCTATAAGCCTTTCTTTGAACTTCTACTCCTCCGACTATCTCGTTCTTAAGCGTCTCACTATAACCAATGACGTTCTTATAGCGATTCATTAAGAGCTTCTTGAGGTCTTCCACCACTTGTCAGCCCCTTCTGTCCATCTTATCTCCTACTATTTTAAGTTTTACCCCCGATGGGTTTTTGTATGTATAAATCTTTCATTAGCCTTTTCTAACTTATAGATATTTCCAATATCTACCCAAGGAGTATGTTCGACATATACTCCAATTTGCTTTCCATCTTCAAGCATTTTAGGAAGCCAATCTTTTGATATGTCATCACCGTCTTTTACATATTTATATGCAGAAGGACTAAATAAGTCTGGACCTGTATGAACTATGCCATTATAGATTGGTTTTTCTTTAAATCCACCAACTTGCCCTAGTTCCTTTAAATAAATAATGCCAACATCAAACTGATATTGGTCTATTCCCGCAACTGTCGCTATATTATAGCTCTTATGCTCATCCATAAGACGATAAAGATTAATGTCAGTTAAGTCGTCTCCATTTGCAATCAAAACATATTCATTCTCTAAATGTAATTTCTTTATCGCTCTTACCGCATCACCAGCAGTCCCATGCTTCTTTCTTTCAACAACATACTTAACCTTTTTTAAATCTCGAAATTCATGCCTATAAAGTTGGACGAGATGTGGTCCTGCAATTAAGATGACAGGAATTAAGCCAAAAGATATATGTCGTTCAACTATTCGTCTTATGCAAGGAACTCCTCCAACAGGCATGAGAGGCTTGGGTATAACGTCAGAATACGGCTTAAGCCTTGTTCCTTCTCCTCCAGCTAGTATTAGCGAATATTTAACTTCGACCATCTTGTTTCTCCCTCGGCTGTCTATTTCGTATTAGTAAGTCGTGCATAAGCTCCCAGAATATTGACTGAAAAGTGCTTTTACGAAATTCAGAATTGGGAGCTTCTTTACATAGTTCATTAGTCATCTCAAGTGCGAAGTAAAAAGCTTCTCTAACAGGTTCTTTCAAATCTGTAAGAAGTTCTTTATAGCCTATTGTCATCTTTTTCAAAGAAAACATATATATAGACTTCTATTTAAACGTTTATTCTTTTTTCTTCACCAAAGATAATGCCAATTATTAGTGCATCTGCTCCATGAAAATAAGGACCTTGCAAAGTATAGTTTTTGATATCGTTCCATGTCGTCTCCGTCCAATCATCTGTCTCTTTATTTCTTTTCAAACAATACATCTCATCAAACCTAAGTCTGTCATCAGAAATAACTTCGTCTACATAAGGATTTTGCCCCTTAGGAAGTGTTATCCAAATCTTCCCATCTTTTTGGAGATGTCTTTTTAAATTCTCAATAGCTTTCAGTATTTTATATGGCTCAAACTCTTCTTGAGGGTCAGTAATTGGGTTTCCAATATGCTCTAAGGTTGAGATTGAGATAATTAAAGCAAATTTTCTATTCAAATGAAAAGTTGTAACATCTTCATTTATTACTCCATCTCCATGCTCATATTTATCTATGACAGTATGAAATAAAGGAATATAATGTTTTAAGGTGTTTCCTATTTCAAGTATTTCATTCTCGTTATACTCATTTGTAACTTCTATTGCTAGGGGTAACTCTACTTTTCTCTCATTTGCCCACGTTGTATTATAAGGGTGTATAAAATATTTATACTGTTTCCCTCGAAAGACAAAGTATTCTTTCAACTGCCCCCCTCCGCTCCAATTATCTTAACTTCTGGAACAGGTATAATGAATTTTCCTCCACCAAGAAGATAGTCTCTTTCGCGCTTAAGGAACTCTGGAAGGAAGGCCCAAGGTAAAATTAAGAGATAATCTGGTTTGTCTTTTCTCATTTCCTCCTCCGAAATTATTGGAATAGCAGATTTAACGGTATATTTACCCCACTTTCTTGGATTTCTATCTGCAATCTTCTTGATTTCATTTGAAGTAAACCTGCAATATTGTAGCGTGGTATTCCCTTTAGTAGAAGCACCATAACCATAGATTATATAACCATCTCCAACCAAGCTCTTTATTAGGTCTTGCAGATTTTCCCTTAGTCCTTCAACTCTCTGGGCAAATTCTTTATATATCTCTAAGCTCTTATATCCATTCCTTTCCTCTTCCTCTAGAGTCTTAGCAATTGAAGTAGAAATCTGATATTTGCTGTTTTTATGACTAATCCAGATTCTAAAGCTTCCTCCATTTACATCATTAAATTCGACGTCAAAAGCCTTAAGGTCATTTCTTTCTAAGAGAGGCAAAAGAGACGTTAGAGTGTAATATTCTAAATGTTCGTGGCAAATATTATCGAAGGCGAGCTGTTCAAACATCGTTGGGGTATAGCTCATTTGTATGACAAATACTCCGTCTGGAGATAAGGATTTCTTTACATCTTGCAGAAAGACATTTGGCTCATCTAAATCATAGAACATCGCTATTGCAGTAATTGCCTTTGCCTTCTTATCTTTCAGCCAGTATTGGACAGCAGGATAATTGAAATAGTTGTTCACAATAACTCCTTCATTTTCGCTTAGCTGTGCTTCAAGAGCTATGTTACTTGGCTCAAATCCTATTTTCTTTATGCCTTTGACTGAATAGGACTTTAATAGAGTAGAGTCATTAGAGCCAATATCTATAACATAATCCCCTCTAGTAAGCCCAAATCTATCTTCTATCGCTTTGGTAATATCCCTTAATGCATCTCTCATTGTTTGATTTACACCACTGTAATACCAGTATTTGCGATATAGGTCGTCCCTTGGAGCAGTATGTTTCAATTGGAGTAAATAACAATCTTGACATAGCACAAGTTCCAAAGGAACTAAGGGTCTTGACGCGTTTGGATTATCAACAAAATCTGAAAGAGCTTGTTCTCCTAGGCTTAGGATTGGATGTAATCTGGTCGATTTACAACTCCGGCACTCTGTTATTTCCTTTACCAATGTTCTCCCTCCTTAACTCTTTTAATTAATTTATTAGCTTTTTCTATAATATTCTTAGCATCAAAATATTCTCCCATTTTTCTACATGTTTGTCTATCTATTAGCGATATATTTCTAATTGCATCTATAACTTCATTTGCATTTTTAATCAAATATCCGCACTTTTTATGAATCACTATTTCTGGTGTAGCTCCCATAGGAGTCGCTATAACAGGAGTGCCACTTAATAGAGCTTCTACATTCGTTAAGCCAAACGCATTCAGATATGGCGTTCCAAGAAATTCCCCATTTAAAAATGCTTTGGCTTCTCTAAAAAGCTTTTTCTTTTGCTCTTCTGTCGGATTCTCAATCAATTCAACATTGGGTAGATTATCCGCAATTGGCTTTATTTGCCTAAAGTATTGGGAATGGTCAAGTGCTTTTGTCGAGCCTGCAAGAACAAATCTTTGTTCTGGCATTTCTCTAGCTATTTCTAAGATACTACGTTGTCCCTTATCTGGATGAAAACGAGCTATATTTACTATATAACTATCTGTAAACTTATCGTTATAAGGATATTCCTCAGGAAAGAAGGCTGGATACAAATATTCACATTTCTTTATGGGGCTAGGGTTCATAATATAGGTTCCAGCATACAAGCCACTTCCCAATAGAGCTTGTATTGAATGAAATTTTGACATAGCTAAACAGTTTCTATAAATTTTCGGACCAACCCAAGACACTCCATTTACAAAGTAAATTATTGCGTTTTTGTCTGCCCGATTCTCGAAAACCCACTGTGATGCTTGCTTGTAATCGCTTGCATCTATGACTACATCAGCACTTTTAAGGGCTTCAATAACGTCTTTGTTCTCATAGATGCGCCTTCTTTCATTTTCTAAAGAATAGCCAGAATATATACTGAGTGGAATTAATTGCCCGTTTGGAGGTGTCTTGCTCCCTTCTACAGCTACTAAAATTACTTCATGCTCTTGTGCAAGTGTTCTGACTAGATTCCAATTGAGTAGTTCGCTTCCACCGTAGCCTAGAGGAGGGGTGGCTATATTTGTGAGCATGCTAACATAAGTAATTCTCATTAATAGGCCTCCCAAATATTTTTATTTGCATCTAGCCGTTTCCAAATATTTTCATTCTCTTCTATCTTCTTTAGAGTCTCTTTGATGGCTACATCAATTGGTGTGAAAGCAAAATTAGGAACCCATTTGTCTAAGCTCCTTCGGCTACCCCATAGTTTAGGAATGTCCCAATTTCCTCTATCTGTCGGTTCTACAATCACATTTGGTGTAATTATTTTTGCTATATCCTCAAGCTTATAAGTCTTTTCTTGACAAATTTGTACCAATCCTGTGGCGTCCTTAAGAAGCAACTGCTCAAGAATTGTTGCAGTATCATTAACATATATGAACTCCCGTTCTGACGTTCCTTTCAGAACTATCTTCCCATTTTTTAAATACTGGCGAATTATCGAAGGAATTAAGAAGTGTCTTGATTGCGTAGGTCCAAAGTTGTTAAAAGGTCTTACAATTAGAGCTTTGAAGCCATACCTTTTCTGGTAAGCATCTACCAATTTTTCTGACGCAAGCTTGCTGCAAGCATAGGGGTCAAGAGGGCATGGCTCTTGGTCTATTTCAATTGGGAATTTTGTTTGCCATCCATAGACGTGGGAAGTAGAAATGTAGATGAATTTCTTAAACATGGTGTGTGCTTTGAGGAAATTTAGAGTTCCAAAGGTATTAGTCTCAAAGTAAGCATGGGGAGTATCCCATGAGGGAGGTAAATAGGTTAATGCTGCGAAATGAATTACTGTATCAATATCTCTTAAGTTTCTTATAATGTCGCTCTCTTTTCTTATGTCCCCAACAAATGGCTTAACGTCATATCCCTTTTCTTTCAAATATTTGTAAACTACTCCACCGATAAAGCCAGTTGTCCCCGTTATTAGTATCTTCTCTACCATTCTTTCCCACCTATTACCTCATCTAATAGTTGAACGAATTTATGGACACTTGTTCCCAACTTGAATTTAAGGGCTTTCTCATGACATCTATTCCGGTCTACCTCAAAACTATCAAAGTTCTCAATAAAATGAACGAAATGAGCCTTACTTGGTGCTAAAAAGCCATCTTTTGTGTGTTCGATAACTTCGCGTGGGAAACCATAAGGAGGAACAAATACAGGCACCCCATGAGCTAATGCTTCAATTAATGTAATACTAAAGGGTTCGAGATAACCAGTCTCTAGTCCAAGAGGCAAAATAAGTCCTTTTGCGTGAGACATTAAGTCTTGCTTCGCCTTTTCGTTTTCAGAAGGATAAGTATCAGCATTGGGTAAGGAGACATATTCGATTAAGCTGTTGCTTGCAGTACGTTCTTTACAATGGTCTAAATATCCTTGTATATTGGAGCTTGGGAGGATACCAGCAACTTTTAATTTAATCCTATTCTCTAGAGCTATATCAATCGCTGTCAGTAAGCCTCTATTTGGATGAATTCTGCCAAACCAGAGGAAATAGTCTTCTGGGTCTTTGACAAAGGGTAGTGCTTCAACATCAACTTCGGGATAGACAAACTCAGCTTCATTTATGTTTAAGCGATAAGTGTTTGAAGTAGCGGGAGGAAAGAGTGGTCCATCATATCCAGCCGAGTTATAGAGAGCTAGAAGTCTTTGAGTTTTACTTACTGCGACAAAGTTATAGGGTGGACGTGGATATAGCCAGATGTTTCCATTAGTAAACCAGCTAACACACTTCTTTTTATTCTTATAAGCCCATTCGGCTACTGTCTTGTATTCGCTACAGTCGATAATAACGTCCGCATTTAATAGCTTCTGTTTTATAGAAGGACTTTCTAGAAAGTTTTCTCTCTCAACTCTAGTAGTTAAGTTCCCCGTGCTAACAGATTCTCCTCCTTGGAGCGCTTGGGCAGAGCCAGCGATAAGAATTACGTTATGCCCGAGATTTACTAGACTTCTTGCCAAATTCCAATTCATTTTCTCTCCTTTGCCATACGTTAGAGGAGGGGTTCTTGTTGATAACTGAGAAACGATAATAACGTTCATTTCTTCTCTTCCTCTCTTTGTAATTTAGGAATCCCACCCATTACTTGACTCTTTGCTATCTCATCCCTTTGGAACTGCCCAAAGTCTCTAAGAGAATAGATATACGTTCCAATATGCCCACATTGAACTGAAGTATCTACAAGAATTTTATAGCCTGCATCCTGGATTTTCTCACAAAAGTAATAATCTTCACTATTATGTACTATAACGCCTTCTAAACAATATTGATTATTGGGTGCTATAGTCAAATCGTATACCCATCCCTCATAGGGGCTTGTTGATATATCTTTCACCCTTACCCACATTGCTCCATCTTCAATAAAGGAACAATAGTCGGTAGTCCATTTGGGATGACTAATGTGGTCGTTGGGATAGTTAAACGTCTCTGCAAACTTATAATATTCAGAAGGTATGATGTCTACTCTATAGTAGAGTAAGCGCTTGTTTCTAACTGTCTCAAAGCTCTTTGGAGAAGTGTTTTTACTTATAAATTCTCCATAATTAGGCTTAAAGCCAAGCTTTAGAAGACATAGTGTTGTTTGTAAAGCAAGAATCTTAGATACAGTATGAAATGATGCTATACGTTTGTTATTTTGTAGAGTAGTGCATCCATCTCCATCCCACAAACCTCGTATAAAATGCTTTAATTTGTTCGGAGGCAGTTCAATAATCCAATCTGGTATATGTTTGTTGTGAGCATTAGAGCCAAACCATGTTAGCAATAACTTGCGTAGTGGTTTGTTCGTAAACCGCACACCATAAGTGTTTGTCTTCTCTCTCTTTTCTATACGAGCCTTTACACCCCAAGTCTTTAATATTTTAATCACTTCTTGAGCGTAAGCTAATTCTTTATCGCTCATTCCAAATGAGAAGGTACTCCCTGCTGACCCTTCAGCCACATATAAGCCCAATAAATACAAAAGTTCATCGGTTATAGGCAATTGCTGAGGCAATCGAGATATAGCTCTAGGGATATAAGCTTTGGGCTGGTATTTTATTCTTCTCCGTACTTTATCGACTTGTTTATATGGTTTGTCATAATATTGAGTTCCGCAACGTGCGCATCTTAGAGGAGAAGCCTTATAGGGAAGCCACTTATATCCACAACGCTGACAAGTCGCCAATTTAGCATCATATAGATATCCGTCTATCTCACTAAGTTCGCTAACGTATTGTTTAACATCAATACTATTTCTGTCATTTATAACGTTTGGTATAGGTACTGCCAAATAATCTCCCTTATTGACTTGTTCAGCTCTGACCCATTCAGCAACCGAACTGCGCTGGCGCTTTATTAAAATATGATGCTCTGGAGTAGTTCTTATATGTGTTCTAATTGTAGAGGTACGTATGTCTATAATGTTGCCGGAATATTGCTTTCTAAATGTATCGATTACAGTACTTTTACCTCCAATAGTAAGCACTTTATCGCCTACTTTATATAATTCGATAGCTTTATTGTCGCCCAACACTATCTGCCCTGGCACTATACATTGCTTTGTAAATCTAAACCAAGGAGATTCTGTTTTTTGGAATACGTCTCTTCTGATTAGCGTGCATCCCATTCCTATCGCATCACACTCAATTACTTCATTATCTTTCCATGATATTGCAAATCTATAAGTGTCGGGAGCAATTCTTACATTTATTAGTGGATAAAATGGAGGCATCTTCTGTACTATAAGTCCTGAAATAATAGGTTGATTCAGAGATAATAGTTGTTCAATAGCACGTGGGGGTAATAGAACGTCAGTATCAAGAAATAGAAGATGGGTTGCATAGGGATAGTCTATTAAGAACTTCTCAACTATAGCATTTCTTGAATGGTCTATAGGTTTCTGCGTATCAACAATAACGCCCGCGATTATCGGAAGTGATGAAACTAAGCCTAGTGTTTGTAACATAAAGCGGATATCCACTTCTACATAGCTCGAGATTCCAATAACTATTTTAGGCTTATAGTTTATTGGAGTCTTATCGTCAATAGGCTTATCTAAGTGTAAGAGAGGAGAATTTAAGTCCTCTTCTCCCATTAATGGAATTGACAAAACTCTATCTGAAGTCATTTCAAATCCTCTCTTATTTTCCCTTCTGTCTCTACCTTTTTCCAACACTTTTTGCAGATACGAGCAAAGAATATTGGAGGGACTTTATAGTGAAAGCGATAGTAGTCGATTATTGCTTGCTGGTTCTCAACCGGTATTTCATAAATGTCCCAAATATTTGGTTCGTCCTTATGGTCTTTGTGAAAAGGTGAGACTAAATCATAACTTGAGTTCTTGAGCCATTTCTTTATAAGCTCCTGTGCATCTGCCGGTTTCTCTTCTTTCTTTTCTTCTGTCACCAATTATTTCCCTCCATTACTTCTTTATATAATTTGAGATAATTGTTTGCCATTACGGTTGAAGAAAAGTTCTCTACAGCCCAACGTCTGCATTCCTCATTATCCACATTATCGATTAATTTCATCGCTTCGATGAATTTGTCATCATCTCCTTTGACAACCTGCCCCTCAGAATCCCGTATGACGGGAACCAGATATCCTACCTTCCCCTGTCCTTCCCAGTCTAACCAATTTCGGCTATAATCTGGAGTAACGCCGAGCAATTCTGCCATCGCCCCTCTATCAAAAGTTATAACAGGAGTCCCACTCATTAACGCTTCAATTACCGTCATCCCAAATGGCTCCTCCCACTGTAGAGGGAATAATAGTGCCTTTGCTCTTGCAATCATATAATTCTTTTTCTTATGAGAACAGACTCCATGATATACCCAAGGAGAAGCGAAGGTACAAGCTTGGGCGACTTTGAGAACGTAGTCTGTTGGCTCAAGAGATAGTCTGCCAGCTATTACATCTAATGGGACCTTAAGGCGTTTTGCATATTCTATGGCAAATAAGGCTCCCTTCTCTGGGTTTGGTCTTCCTACAAAAATAAATCTATTTGTTTTTGCTCTTTTCTTAGTGATTACATCAAAAATAGTAGGGTCTAATCCATTATAGACATATTTCGTATCATATATGAAATGCTCGTGAATAAATTTCGCATGAGCCTTAGAGAGACAGACGAGATTAGGTTTAAGAACTGGGAACATAGGGGTAGCTACTGTATGAACGGTGGGAATGTATTTCTTAAAGTCTATTGCCTTCATTTGCGAAGCAAATTTAGCATGAGAATGGTCAGCAATAATATCATAGTCTTTTGTTAATTCGTCTTTATAATACTCAAAGGCACTATTTTCCTGATAAGCTTGTGTTGCAAGATTTATTGTCGGAATTAATTTCACATCTGGAGGAGGTGTAGAGCCTTGAGGAGCTACTATGCTTACTTCATGCTTTTGTTTTGCAAGTTGTTCAGCTAAATAATAGACAATTAATTCCATGCCCCCGTAGTCGGTGGGGGGGACCTGTAGGGCTGCGGTAGATATTAGAAGTATTTTCATTTTATTTATCTCACTTTGCAGGATATTAAAAGATTGCTCAAAAGGTATATATAAGCATTTAGAACTGTTAAAAATTAAAAAATTACAGCAGGAGGCTTCTGTGGCGGTCTCCTGCTGTCGAGCTACTTCTAGCTCGAAATTAAGGGGCTTCGTCTCGAGCCGAAGGCCACACCCCAATACTCCCTAGTACCCCATAGTGGGGCACTAGGGCATCAATACCTTATTATGTGGCTATATATAAATGTTTTGTATAGTCTAAATGAGAGGATAAAGTAATAGGTGAATGGAAGCTATATTGCTTGATAAACAATGTATACTTGTCCTTCTGATGGTATCGTCTTGTTTATTAGCCCAAAGGTTACCCACACGATTTCGTTAGGTAAGACAGGAACTATATTGTTGTACTTGCTCTGAACTGGTGAAATGTAAATAGATATTGCTTGCCCATGATAAATCTCTGTTACGTTGAGGTATAAATTGTTAATATTAGTAAAGTCTAAAGTAATATTGAGATACCCTGCATATCCATACGTAGTAAGGAAAGAAGCATTAAGAGTATATTCCTCTGACCATCCTTGTCCCAATTCAAAGAATGAGCCAGGATTATAGCCTATCGCTGGTCTATATGTAAGAGAGTTAATTTGTTCTACAAGAGAGCCTATTTGTTTATTCAAATCCGATATTTGCTTGTTCAAAGAAATTATTTGCTCTTTAAGGTCTAAAATTTCATTCTTATCGTTTTGTATAGTCATGTAAGCTTGATATAGCTGTTCTGTCAAGTTGTCCCTTTCTGTTATTAGATTACTATACGAGTTCTGGAGTGCTGTTATGTTTGTTTGCAAAGACAATAACTCTTGCTCTTTTTGTGCAAGCTGTTTTTGATAAGTTGCTATTTGAGCATTCAAGTCTGTAATTTGTTGTAGTTTCTCTGTTAGCTGATTCTGTAAGCTTTGAGCTTGGATACCTGTAGAGTTGAGAGAAAGCCAAAGAAATCCAGCAAAGCCGAGAGAACCTGCTATTATGATTGCAGATAATAGTATAACCAAGATTGTTTTATTCATTTTTATTATTCTCACCTCCTTCTTTATCCACATAATCTAAGATTAGCTTCTGATTGAAAACAAAATTATATCTACTCATCCATAGCTGAAAATACTCTATTCTATCCTTAGTCGATTTGGCAGAAGATAGCCCGGCAATCTTTACATGTCTCGTCCATGCGAAACTATCCATACTGTCTATATATGCTCTTGCCTTCTCTAGAGCCTTTAGCTTAAGTCCAAAAGCATGAATGCGCTTGTCTGGAAGCCTTTTCCTCACATTCTTGAGCGCGTTGTAAATAATTGAAGTATCAGATTCTACACACAAGTTACCGACCGCATAATAGTCATATTTTTTAATAATTCCGTTCAATTCCAAAAAGTCTATACATCTATTCAAACTTTCTGGGTTTCTGTTCCAACCTTGAATTGGTATGAGCCAATTTACGCTAGGGTAAAGCGAAGTATATTTAACAACATTATCTACCGTGCGTTCTATATTCGTCTTATCTCCTATCCATAGGCTCTTAGGATAATAGTCATCGCAATAATCGGGAACAGTAACATATATTTCTGGAATTAGCTTCTTGACATATTCATAAAGCGTTAAAAGTCTTTCAACATGGTCAGGAGGATAGTCTTTAACAATGGGGTCTCTAAAAATCTCTATACCGCTATCAATTATAACGCTTTCTATGTGGTCTTTATTCTTTTCTATATAGCGAATGTTTGGATTATGTGCATTTAACAATATATAAGGATATGGAATGGGAGGAAGGGTATAGAGCTTGACTTGATGTTCGTTCATCTTATACCCATCTCTTACGGCTTCTTACAGACTAAGATGTATTCATGCATAATTCTAGGGACTTCAGGTCTCTTCTTATATTGAAGAATTCTCCAAAAGCTTAACTTGTCAAGCCTTAATTTCAATACATCCTCAAGCTGAAAGCCTATTTTCTCAAGTAAGAGCCATGTTTGGTAAGGTAGGTCTATCACACGACCTTGACGCTGGAAGGGCTTAACTACTATTATCGCTCTCCCTCCCTCCTTCAATACAGCATACATTTCTGAATACACTTTAAACATCGCTTCTAAGTAAGTCTCTCTCTTTAAGTTGCCTATGTTGTTCTTATCCTCAGAATATTTGATTCCCAAACCAATTTTAAGACGAGTGTCTGACTTTGAATCTTTTTCCCTATCACAAATGCCTCCTGTATGCCTTGAACCCCCTTCCATACTTCCTTCGTATGGAGGAGATGTGATAACCGTATCTATGTTCCCAACGGGTAAGTTGCCGATATTCGTTTTATCATGTGAATAATGAACCCCAATTTTCTTTTCCTTCTCGAACTTGTGTTGTGTTCCACCTCTTTCTTGCATAGATTCAGCATAGGGTGGACTTGTGATTATGGTGTCCACATCGCCGATGGGAAGATTACCGATATTCTCTGGGTTCTCAGAATAATGGGACGGTGTGCCACTCGCCCATTCTTTACGACCCCTAAAGCCTTCTCTATCTTTAATTTTTTCCCATCTATTAGGCCTTATTCCTTTTCCTACCTCCTGGTTAGCGTATGGCGGACTTGTGATTATAGTATCTATGTCTTCCTTGTGTTCTAATCTATTTATATTTGCTGGGTCTTCTGCATATAAGTCTGGGTTAATATTCTTCTCCTTGAAATATTTATCTATATTTGCTCTGCTTCTCTCAATATCTTGATAGTTTCTCCTTTCGCCATAGGGAGGACTTGTGATTACAGCATCTATATTCCCATGCTTCAAATTTGCTATATTGTTCTCTTGTAGAGAGGTGTCTCTTTTTTCCTCCCATGCCTTTCTACCTTTAAAATTGTCCCCAAGTTCTTTAAGTCCATGTCTATAATTGTGTTCACCCTCGCTATATGGAGGGGATGTAATTATTGTGTCGATGTCTCCATGCTTTAGTTTCGCTATGTTGCCCTCTCCAACCATACTTTCGGTATATTTCTTCTGCATTTCTAGTCTTTCTGGATGAGAGGTGCTGTCTGCTTTATCCCCTGCTTTGTGCCCTATCCCTTCACTATAAGGTGGAGATGTGATTACGGCATCTATATCGCCAACTGGTAGATTACCGATATTCCCCGGATTCTCAGAATAGCCTTTGTTTTTCTCTTGTTGATAGCCATATTTTTTCTCATAAACTTTTGTTGTTCCCCCTTGGGTAATCATTTGTGCGTATGGTGGACTTGTAATCACATTATCCGCTTGCTCTTTTGAAAGCAATTCGGACAGCCTTCGTGCATCCCCCTGTATCGCCTTAACTGAACCAATCGGCGTTAGGAATTGTCCTTTCTTAAGGTTCTCTAAAGCACCTGTATAGTGGTGGGGCTTACGAGGTAGCGCTTCCAACTCCTCCTTAAGTTTCTTAAGGCGCTCCATGTCGTTCCAAATCTTGACAATCTCAGGTGGGGTTTTTTCTTCATCGACTTCCTCAGATTCGGCGAAATCGCCAAGAGGCAATATTTTCCGAACAACTTTCGCTTCTATTTCTTTCTCATTAACATCTTTTAACTTGTCTTCTAGTTCGGCGATTTCTTTTTCTATGTCTTTACGCCTATAACAATTGAGAACGTGGCATGTGTATCCATCGCAATCTACCCCAGTGATGGTCTCCACGAACTTCTTTTCAAGCTCAACAAGGACGGCGTTTCTACCATGTAAAGCAGACAATACTCCGGTACTGCCACTATTTCCGCACCAAACTACTTTCCCATTCTTTCTTATAAGAATGACATGATTTGGAACTTCGACACAATATATCATACCATCATAATCAACCCATTCTTCAATGCATGATGAATCAACATTTCCTCTTTTGGAGTCCCAAAGGTTGCGTCTTATATATACGCGTGGTTTCAAAGTACGTTTTGACATATAAACGACGTATGATTGAATTGTTGGTTTGATAATTCTACTTCCTATTTTGCTCGTCTTTATTTTGTATAAAGAAACTTTACTGTCGTATCCGCATTTCAAAGCTAGTTCTTGAACGTCATTAGCTAGTTGCTTACTGCTTGTATAATAAGCCAGCCTTGAGCCTCTCCTTGCCCCATCCCCCTCCACCAAAGCACTTAACAAAAGATGTAGCTTGTCCGATGGCAATTCCAGAAATTCTCTAGGAATGAATTTGGTAGTAGACTTCCCTAATCTATGAAGGAAAGAGCAAAGCCTTTTATCATTTAACCAAATTCGTCCTCGCTTGTCAATATGTACTCTGCGCCCTAGAATAGAAGCCAATTTCTTTGAAACTTCTACCATTTTATATTGAAATCTATCTTTTGTATCTGTCGCTATTTGAACATAATGCCGAGAGTTGGAAATGTATGCGCTTCCTTCGGCTAAGTAATAGCCTAAAAACTGCAAGAATAGACCCAAGGGAATTTCAATCGCAGAATACTTCCATTGATTGTGTGAAGGGGCTTCTTCTAGCGTCACGTTTTCTATATCTTTTCCTTTCCAAATAAATTCTCTGCTGTAAACTACATGCTTACCAAAAATTTCTTTGGCTTGATGAAGACCAAATTCCCATTTATTTTTGGGCAACTGGGAGTTTCTGAGCGCCACAAACATACTATGGTCAGGCGTGACTTTAAGTTCTACTTCTTTCGTCCGTACATAGTACATTTTACCTTTATAGGGTTGCTTCACTATCCTGATTGGATGCTGATATTCAAGTCCATCAGTAGATGTATTCAAAGTTGCTATTTCATCATCAAAGGTTACATCCCGAAAAAATTTCCATCCTTTTCTTGTTAGAACTTCCGTTTCTTCGTCATAACACCCGGCCATCGGGTCAAGTATATTCTCTCCTTCTTTTGTATAGTTTAAAATCAAATACTCGAGTAAATTTGTATTCATCTTGGCTGGATGGGAAACACTGCTCGGAGGGAATAGTGCTTTGTATTTACCAAATCCTGGCGTTGAAGGAAATATAAGTTCCTTCGCTGGCATTATCTTCTCGATTTCACTTACAAATTCTTTGGCTTCTTCTTTCTTCTCTTCTTCTACCATGTTAAATCAGGCACTCCAAATACTTTCTCTAAGGCAGACCTTATTCTCCCTACTACTTTGTTCCTAGAAGGAGCTTGCCCTATTATTCTCTTTTCTATCGCTTCTGTTATATCGTCTTTAGTCAAGTCTTTAGCAGGAGACGGAGGAGGAGTTATTGTAATGCTAGCATCAGCCTTTGTTTGCTTCACATCTATCTTCCACTCTATATCGGCTTCGATATCGAACTTTTGAGCAAGGATATCGTTAATGACCTTCGTTATTGCATTAGTATAATATTGAACAGGATTTTCTACAAGTTTCATCTTTATCGCTTCCCGAATGTCTCTATTTGAGCTATTTTCGATTTTCTTCACTTCACTTTCTGATTGAGTCTTATAAGCTTCTATATCGTTCTTAAGCTTTTCTGTAAGTTGCCTTATTAATTCGGGCTTTAATTGGTCTTCAAAGAAGCGTTCGGCATATCGGTCTATTTGATTATTTACGAATTCCTCTACCTTTTTCTTTATTTCCTTAACTACATCTGGCTTTGGTTCAGCGGGGACATATTTTATCTCATCCCCTCGTGCCCTTAGAGACTCAACAATATAAATTTGGGGAGCAGACTCATGAATTCCGCTTAAAGCTTGGAATTCCCATTGCTTCTTCTCTGTTCTAAGAACCTCGACATCGTCCTTAAACTCTGGTCTAAGCTTTAGCATATCGGGCAAATTCTTTTCAGCAACCACTAATCCTTGCCCTTCTACTTTCTCAGACTCCAGATTAAGTTCTTTTGCTACTTTAGGCAATAGACCAAGAGGTAACACTTGTTTTGCATAGAACGAAGAGGGCATGTAAGCATTATTCTTAGATGAAAGTCCATAAAGCATCATCATCTGAACACCAAAAGCATCTGCGTCATGAATACTATATACCTTCATTCCATTTCTTTCTCTTTCCGCTAAGAATTTATGAGCAGCCTCCGTTAGTTGCCCTTGACTAGTTGAGAAGATTGCTTCAACCATTTTAGAGATGTTCCCTTCTGTTAAGCCTTCAAATCCTGCTGCCTTTTCAAAATGAATGACTTTACGTGAATAGCCGTAGTAGGTAGCGTTATCTTCAGCTAAGTCAAAGTATAGAGCGGGCGAATTATTGAGACTGTAATAAATTCCTTTTCGTGGAACATATAGCTCTCCGTCTTGTGAAAAGATAAAGCCTCTAGGACCTGCTCTAATTCCCATCGATTGCATAGTAACGCCCGTAGCTAGCTGAGCTTTTTCCATTATTTCATTAAGAAATAAGTGGTAGACTTTAACTTCTCGCCAGTCGTATTTCTTTCCACCAATCTCTATTTTTACGCTAGGATTAGCAGAACGTAGAGCATAATATACATCTCTTTGGTCTCCTATTACATGTCTTGATGCAATAGCTGCTAAAGTTTCTTTTATCCACCACTCCCGTTGGGGTAATGGTTTATTTTCCCCTATCTTTACAGCTCTCCATCTATTCTGGATTAGCTTTGCTTTCCATGCAGGAATAGAGAATTGCGTAATTGCTTCTGTTGCCTTTTTCTTTCCTTCTTCTATCGGAACGTGCTTAATTTCTATAATAGTATCCGTCATTTGTCTATCTTCCTCGCTCTAATCTGTTCTACAGGAGTATTTAAATATATCGTATAGATATCTTTAGGTGGACGATATTGATGTTCCCGCGCTTCTGTTGCTATATGCCTTGCAATTACAGGCATAGCCTTCGATTTATCCCTCCATACCTCTTCCTGCTTCTCTACTGGAACATTTTGCATTAACTCATCCCAAGCGTGCTGTAATGCTCTATTTATCTTCTCAAGAGGCATAGGAGGATAGATTATTCTATTTATATTCGGCAATATAATCTTCTCTCTCTTCGGCAAGTCTATCTTTTCCTTAGCAAAGATGTCATAATCCTTGTCATAGAGCTTAAGAACTACACCTTCCCTTTTATGACGCTTACACCATTTCTTCATTCCATCTATTTCTGTTTTTAAGTGTTCTAAGCTTTCGGGGACAAATTCACCAATTACTCTTGGCATAGGCAAGCGAAAGTGATAACATTTCTGATACCGTAGCGTATAGGGCAAAAATCTCTCAGAAACAACGTCATAGATGTCAAAAACTATGTATCTTGATATCTTATGAGCTGGTTCCAGCCGAGTTGGACTTGGACCTTTTTTGATTAGCTCTCCGTATACAATATAATGATTGTCGTAAGTATGCTTCTCGTCCTTCAATAATTCTACGACTCTTGAGAATTCTGCTGTCTCTCTCATCCTTCTTTGAATGTCCTCAGAGGCAATCTCGTTATTGTGGCTAGAAATTCTTACGTCGTCGTTATCATCTAACCAAATCGAAACATTTTCTCCATCTCTTTTCTCTTCTACTATAATGGCTTTTCCTAACAGTTCCCTCCCTTCATTAGGAAGGCGGGCTACTGGTTCTGGTTCATAGTGCTTGCCAGCAATTATTGTCTCATATCTATGCCATTTCATTTCTTTCTCCCCCTATATTTTCGCCTATATTTTCGAGGAGGTTGATAACTAGTTTTACTAACAGTTACTCCAAGAGCATTCGACCTAATAACTACTTTTTCATTTTTGCCATAAATGGTTTTTTCAAATGGTTCATAATAGACGACCGGACTAGTAGCCCCTTCAGGCTGGATGAGCTTCTTCTTTAATACTACTTTAAGGCGCCTAGACGAAGGAGATGTCATAGTTCTATGTATAGAAAAGTATGTATAAAAACTTTACGGCTTAACTATGTCGTATTATCTCAAACGCCCTTACTTTAGCAGGTGGTGCTGTAGATAGTTTCCATTCCTTTTTATAGTTTTCCCAACCCTTTATTGTTGGTTTTGTCTCTCCTACAATAACCTCGTAGAAAATCCACCAATGAAAGCCACAAAATGGCGAAGATGGTGGAATATCTGTAATACTACTTGAAAAAGATATAGGAATGTTCTCTGCAGGCACTTCTATACCGTATATTTCTTTACAAGCCGAACACATCTTTATCTTTGGCTTACTCATTTCTCACCCTCTAGTTATAGGCTAGCAGTATTTAAGCCTTTTGGAATAGTATCCCCACCTCTACTTAGTATCCCTGCCCCTACTAAGCTGATGAGACGATTATTATAGGAAGCTTTAAATAACGCTCGCCTATACCCTTATATCAAATGACAGAAAAAATATTTGCGGTAGATGTCGATAGCACTCTGGCTGATACTATGCCTCTCTGGGTTGATGAATACAACCGAAAGTTTGATGGCACAAAACCAAAGGTTTCGGTTCAAGATATCAAGAAGTGGAAGCTAAGCGAAATATTCGCTATAGACGAAAGAACAGTAACTATATTGTTTGGAAAAGCATGGAAAAGATGGAAAGAAGTTAAGCCTGTTGATGAGTATGCAATACCTGTTCTCCAGGAATTCAAAAAAGTTCATAAGGAGTGGAAAATACACATTATAACGGCGCAAACAAAATTAACAATCCATAACGTCTTAAGATGGATTTACAAAAACAGAATACCTTTCGACTATTTTTCTTATCTGCCTGCCAGAAAAGGAACTCATTACAAAGAATTGATGCCCTTTCACGTAATAATTGATGATAATCTAGAGACAGTTAGTCGTATCCACAAGACGATAGTGCGTAAGGCTCTTCTTTATTCCAGACCTTGGAATGAGATGCCCGACAACGACTTTACGTATTATGGGCTAAGGGATATTCCGCGCATTAGAAAATGGAATGAAGTGCTTTTTCATCCTCTCTTTGAGGAGGTGGATAGATTACATGTCAAATAGACATGGACACCCTCGATATTATGAACTCCTCAAAGAGATTGAGGAAATTCATAATCAAAAGAATTCGGACTACTCCATGAGTGCCAGAGGTGGAGACCCATTAAGCAATTTTAAGCGTAGCGAAGAACTTGGCGTTCTCCCTTGGGTTGGCTGTCTGATTCGACTTACTGACAAGTATAGCAGAGTCGTAGAGTTATCAAGAAAAATCCAACAGAACCAGAATATAGCCGTAACCGATGAAAAATTCGAGGATACTTTAAAAGACTTGGCTAATTACGCATTAATCACGATTATTTTATATGAAGAATGGAAAAAGAAGCAGACAGAAGAGATGGAAAATAAAGAAGGAGGTGAAAAGTAATGAGTAAAAAGACTTTGATACCAGAGGATTATAATGACAGTAGAGCTGACCCCTTCTTAGACGGTGAGAGAGAGTTATTGGCTCAGCGATGGAACTTACGCCCTTCATCTGCTCTACCAGTCAAGAGCTTTTATTTCAGAGCAATAGTTGGTGAAGAAAGACCTACTCCACCAATAAAAGTAATTATTGATTTGAATTTGGAAAGAACCTTTGAAGGCGTTGTTGCTTACATAGTGCGTGCCTTACGGATTGCAAATCCTAATCTGCCTCCTACTCCACCAACTAAAATGTTTGCCTTTTATGGATACGATATCAACGACAAACCAATTCATAGACTCATCTATCAGCTAGAAAACTTTATACAGATAGAAAACGATTCAACAATAATGGTGGTATTCGATGGATAGAGAAGACCTATTGGCCGTTATCGACAGCAAAGAAATCATAGACGGAGCCTTTAAGATACTCGATGAGAAGCGCTATGAGTTAATACAAGAGGATACAACAAGTGTCTATTATTTAGTTCGTGGAACACAACTATACTTTGTGGCAATCCATAACGATGGGAAAACATTTTGTTCTTGTAAAGCAGGACAAGTTGGCAGGTTATGCAAACATAGAGTCGCAGGGGTCTTAGATATTGCGAAGCGAGGAGGAGATAGGCTAGGAATCGAACTGTTAGTAAAGATTATAAAGTGGTTCAAACAAGGAGAAAGCGATGGTGATAATGGCAGTTGATAGAAATACCTAAAAACGTTCATCTTTTTAAGCCCATAACCCTTTGGGATACTCCGTTCCCATCCCTTAATGAATATACGCAGGGAGGATTTCCTGCAGGAGCCTTCGTGGCTATAATGGGGCCTCCAGCAGAAGGGAAAACCACATTAGAAATGTGCCTAGGCTTCAGAGTAGGTTCCAAATTCAAGAAAAACGTTTTACATATAAACACCGAAAAGCAAGGCACTCTCACCGCTCCGATGTGGGCTAGTCGTCTTACTGAACTCTATACTAAACAAAAGCTACCAATTCCTGAAGTTTATCTAGAAGAGACGGTGCAAGTTCATGATTTCTTTGCTCTACATGGCATAGAACTTGACAAAAGACTGGGAAATGTTGTTCAGCTTGAACTAAATTCTGTAAATCCTTTAAAAAGCAAGATGTATGATTACATAAACAATAAGAATGTGGGAATAATTATTTATGATAGCCTTACAACTCCTTTCAACACCCTTCTTATTGGAGGACGTCAGAATCAACCAACTCGTCATACAGGAGAGGAATTATTCTTTGAAATAACTAGAATGCTCTTTACTGGAAAAGACCTAGCCTTAATGACATCCAATCATGTCAGTAGAGACGTAACGAAACCCTTTAGCACCGTAACGGATAGTCAAATCAAAGGAGGTAAGTCCATCTATCATAACCATGACTATATACTCTATATAGAAGCAGTAAAAAGCAAATATGCTGTTGGGTATCATCGCCTTTATGTAGCAAGATTTCCCAATCGCCCACCTTGGCAATTTAAGCTCGACTTGATGCTAGATGAGAATGGCTATCGAGAAATTACTAAAGAAGAGTTAGCGCTTATTAAGGAAAAGACAAAAGAAGAAAAGAGTGTTGAGAGTAATGGAAATTGATAAGCTTTATGAGAAATATATCCATCCTACAAACAAATTCTTTTCAATATCACTCTGGTACGTTCATACTACGCCTTGCGTAGATGAAGACGAAACTACATTCTTTAAGCAAGACTATTCTCTTTATGAAGCACGGGTATATCAGGCTTCTAATCCTATCCTTCTCTATGACAGTAATGGCATAATTAACAGTGGAACAAATGAATATCCTATTAGACCTTTCTCCGACAATTTCGAGGAATTTGTAACTTGGTATGACCACTTATCTCTTGAAGAAAAGAAAGCCTTAGAAAGGCTTTTTAAGGCTTGGGGATATCATGTTGATAAGGAAAAGAAAATCAACATGTTACGCTTGCTAATTGGAAGAATGTTTGTGCCTCTTCCTCGTCTTAAGAACCCAGATTTAATCGATGAACTAAATTGGAAAGAATTTGTAGAGGAGCTTATTTCTTATGGAAAGATAGAAAAGGATGAAAGAATAAAACTTATTCTTAAGATGTTGCTAATGCGAGGAATTTACATGCGATATGAACCTCATACATTACTTGCTACAAATCCACATACGGGAAAGACAGAATTCTTAGAGAAAGTAGGAAAACGATTGGACAAAGTTAGAAAAGACAGTCTGATTGGATACGCAAAGAACAAAGACGAAATCTATCCAGGTCCAATCAATAATCAACGTTATACCTTTACGATAGAGCAAATCGAATCTCAAAGTAGCCCCGAGGTAATAGGATTTCTTCTTACATTTCTTGAAACTGGTAGAATAAATTGGTCTCTCGGTGGAATAGACTTTGAGGTTAAGGGCGTCTTTCCTCTAGTTATTACTGCTAACCCAACAGGATATTCGACCGACAGAATAGGAACTTTTCGCTCATTAATAGACCATTTGGGAAGCAATCTTCTAGCTATGGGAAGGCGCTTTGGCATAATTGTTTATGGAGATTCTTACAAACAGATACCACCTTCCAAATATGATGAGCAAGAGTGGAAGAAATACCACGAATTATATAAGGCGTTAGAGGAATATGCTTATCCCTCACTAAAGGAAATTTATAACCATGAGAAAATAAAGACATGGCTTAATAAAGCCATTCCTTATTATTATGATACAATTCTAACTCTAATTGACAAAATTTATGATAGCGAAGTAAGAGACTTCATACGCACCCATAGTGAGAATAGCTATAGACATCTTCGAGGGGGAGCCTTAAAGTGCGCTCTAGTAGACCATTTACCCGAATTGATTTTTTCTCAGCAACTCAAGGAAAACATACCAGAAGCTCTGGTTAATAAGATAATTGAAGACAGCGAGAACTATCTAAAGCAACTTATAGCAATTAACGTAGAAAGCGTAGGCAATATGACCCAGCTTCTAGAAAGCGAACAACAGGTTAGTAAAATAATCTATCAAAGTCTTCCTAATTACATTAAAGAAATAATTCTAACTGTCAAAAACTATAAGAAAATAACCAGAAAAGAGGACATTCCACCTTCAATAAATCTGACAAACCTAGGAAGTGTAATGACAAAAAAATACTATAGCTACATAAGTGAAGTAATCAAAATGTTAGACAGAATACATGATATAAGCAAATATGGAAACTATCTAGATAAATACTTTGGATTCACTATAAGAGAGATGGGAGCAAACGATTATATAATCGAGTTCACAAACAAGGAGAAGGAGATTCAGATTGAGGACAGCAGTTGAAATAATCGACGTATCTGTTCATATAATCCTTAGCGTAAGCTCTAGACTAATAAATAATAAAATAATGCTAACTAGCCTAGATAACACTAAAATTAGGAAATATATGTCCAAAATGTCCAAGTCCATGAGACGAGAATGCACAAAAATATACACGTCAATTGCCGAATACTCCTCTCATGACGAACCATTTGGACATTTTGGACATTTTGGACATACCAAGTCGTCATTTACTATGAGACGGTGATAAAATCTTGTCGATGACACCTAAACTAGATAAACAAGCGCTATTTAATGCTTGGAAAGAGCATTTAAGACCAAAACTGTCGATGGGACTGTTTCCTAGGGACTGGGGATTAAAAAGGTATCCTGCTGTAGAAAGTATGGAGGAATATCTAGCAAGAACTTATCAGACATATCTATCTGTTAATAGTTATGTGGGAATCTACAGTCATGCACAACATAAATTGCGGATTATAGATACCATTTTTGTCGATATAGACAGTTCTAATCATGGCTTTAATAAAAAAGAACTTGAAGACAATTATAGCAGATTGCTGGAGCTTAAGAAGAAATTTAGGAATATGCGCCTTTACTTTAGTGGAAATGCTGGTTTTCATTGTTTCTTTGACTTTGATTGTGACCAGATTGACGCCTTTGATAAGGAAACCGTTATTAGATTGTTTAGGAATTACGGACTTAATGTTGATAGTGCCGTAATTCTCGACATAAAAAGAATTAGTCGAATTCCCTTTTCCCTTAACTTAAAGACTAGAAGATTCTGTATTCCAATTGATGATGGCGAGGACATAGACGTTGTTTTAGACCAATCCATTTCTCCAATAGCAAAGACAATAAGAGTAATCCCAGATAACATGGCAAAATTAGAGCTAATTAAAGAGGGATTTAAAGAGGAATTTAACTATTCTGCACCACAAGCTTCAAATGAAAATGGATATTCTTGGATTATCTCATTGCTTGAGCATCCAATAAAAGACGGCAGACATAGAGCATTATGGCTTATCATCGCTCCTTATCTGGTTAATGTCCTCAAAGTGTCTTCTCAAGAAGCTACCGATATTATAAGAGATTATTTGGATAAATGCAACAAGTTATTTGAAACTGACGCTACATCTAAGTCTGAATATTATGTTAATTATGCATTAAGAACGGGCTTAAAGCCTCCCTCCCTTCAGACGCTAAGGCTCGCACATCAAGACCTATACGAAATACTAATTAAGGAGAAGATAATAGAAGGACGCATTGGGAGTGGATAATAGATGCATACGGCTTGGTATAGTGTTGAAAATGGGAAGCTCTGGATTTATGTTGTTAATAATAATGGCATAAGTAGAATAGAAGCTCCTGAAAGACCATACTTTTTTGTAACAGAAGAAGCTTTGGAAGACCTTTTAGGAAGAGGGAAAAACATTTGTCCTAACCTTAGGGTTATACCAGAAGAGAAGTTACGTACTATCGATACTTTAGAACGTGTCTTTCGCGTTGAGGTTGATTATCCTTTTCAAGTCTCTCAGTTAAGAGATATCTTTTCCTCACACAGGTTTTATGAGGCCGATATTCCTTATATACGTCGATGGGCAATAGACTATGATATTCACGTTTCTCCAGACTATAATAAGCTATACTGGGATATTGAGGTTTGGGATAAAGATAGCATCAAACCAGACTCTTCATTAGACCCCATAATTAGTATAGCTGCTGTAGACTCTCAAGGTAAAGAGTTCTTCTTTGTTGGAGACTATTCAACAAAAGAGAGAGCAATCTACTCTGAAAGAACTATATTGAAGCAGTTTATTGATTTGATTGAGCAATATAACTATTCTTTAGGAATAAGCTGGTTTGGTGATATCTTCGACCATCCCCATTTTCTTAATCGCCTAAAAGTTCACAAAATACCTTTTCAAAAAGCACGCTTTAGAATGCTTGACTTAGTTATTCCGTTAGAATATGCAGAAAAGGAGACTTATGCTAGCTATTCGTTGGAATATGTGTCCCAAAAGGTTTTGGGACGAGGAAAGAAGCATAAAAGCACAACTGGTCATGTATGGGATATGTCTCCTTCGGACTTAAAGGAATACAATCTCGAAGATTGTCGTTTATTAAGAGAAATCGATAGAGCAAAAGGAGGATTATCTGATTTAGTAATAGAATTAGCACGGGAATCTTATGTCTTTCCTGATGAGGTATTATATAAAAGACCTTTTGATAGCCCTACTGCTTCTGCACCTGTCGATTCTCTAATCCTTAAAGAAGCTCGTTTACACAATTATGTCCTTCCCTGTAAGCCCAAAGAAATTAATAAAGAAGAGGGGCATAAATATAAGGGTGCTATCGTCAAGCAACCAGATGGTGAAATGTGTAATAACATTTTAGTATGCGATTTTGAATCATTATATCCAAATATAATAGTTCACTGGAATATTTCTCCCGACCCAGAAGGTATAGTAATACCAAACATTTTGAAGAAGCTCTTTGAAAAGAAAAGAGGAGCAAAAGGAAATCCCATTAAATACTGGACATACAAGACGCTGATGAATACCGTTTATGGAGTATTTGGCTCTCCTTATTTCCGTCTTTACAAGAAGGAATTGGCAGCAAAGATTACTGAAAAAGAAAGAGAGCTAATCCAAACACTAATTAATATTGTAGAGAACAATATGGATTTGAAAGTCGTGTATGGCGACAGCGTATTATCTGGTACTCCCTTACTTTGTAAAACAGATGATAAAATAACAATTAAAAGAATAGACGATGTAAAAGAAGGCGATTATGTAATAGATGAAAATGGATGGACTAGAGTAAAGAAAGTAATTAGAAAAGAAGTAGAGAAAAGAATGTTTAGAGTAGAAACGTGGACTGGAGTAGTAGTTGTTACAGAAGACCATAGCCTTATAAATAAAGATGGTAAGGAAGTTAGTGCAAAAAATGTTAGGGTTAATGATTTGTTGGGAAGTCCTTTGTATTGCTTTGAAAAAACAAAAGATATGACTATGGATGAAGCTTGGTTATTAGGCTATTTCGTTGCTGACGGGACAGCTAAGGAATACAAGTGGTATTTAAAGAAGAGACCTTCCTCTATTAGAGGTATGAGACAACTTAAAAAGACAAAAATCAACGGATGGAAAACAAGTAGAACTAATGTTAATATAAGTGGGCAAAATAAAGAGTTATTGATAAGGGCAAAGAATATATTAGAAGAAATTGGGTTTAAATCTAAAATATATGCTCACAAATCTAATAGAACAAAAGGAGGTATGGTTTATACTTTACAAATTTTGTCACCAAAGAAAAGCGGGGCTTTAGAATACTTTAAGAGATGTTATTATAATGATTTGAAAACTATTCCAGATGACATTTTGTCCTCTTCACCTGAAGTTGCTAAGAGTTTTATAGAGGGCTATCTGGCAGGAGATGGGAGTAATAAAAACAAAGAACATATTTGGAAAGCTACAGATGTAGAGCAAGTTATTTATGGATTAACTCTGCTAGCAAGGAAAGCCAATTTAAAGTTTCGCTATCTTTCTTATATTGGACAACGCGGAAAGAGAAAGTATCTTAGGGAGATAAGATTTGTGAAAGATAGGATGGACAAAAGATTAAGCGATGATAACGCAATAAGAAAGATAGAAGACCTAGGAGTTAAGAGTTGCGTAGTATACGATTTAGAAACTGATAGTCATCATTTTGAAGCAGGAGGCGTCTTATTGCATAACACAGACAGTATTTTCATAGAGTTGCCAGACGTTGATATATCTAAAATAGATTTAGTAGGAAAAAACGTAGTTAAGGCGATAACTGAAGGTCTTGACCAGATTTATTCAACAAAGGAAAAGAAATTCTCAATAAATCTTGTTCCTCAAAAGTTCTATGAGAAGCTAATGTTCGTTAAGAAGGCGACAGGAGAGCGAATGGCAAAGAAGAAATATGCGGGAATTGTAAAATGGGATGAAAAGAAAGGGTTTTATGAATATATAGATATCGTAGGATTAGAAAGTGTGAAATCAGATACTCCTCCCTTTATTAAAGAAATTCAAGAAGCTAGTGTAAAACTCAAACTCTATGGCATGAATGAAGAATTAAAGAATTACGTTGATGAGATAAAGAGACGGCTATATGCCAGAGAAATAGACTCTCAGCTTATTATATCCAAAGGGGTAAACAAGAGGCTAGAAGATTATAAAGCAGTGCAGAAGGGACAGAAGCCACCACCTCATGTCCGTGCCCTTCAAAAGGCAATTAAAGAGAACAAATGGAATGAACAGAACTACAAAATTCAATATATTATGAGAAAAAATGATATAGTAGAACCCATATTTTCGCCAAACGATATTCCCCAAGACATCGATTATGACTATTACTGGAACAACTATATAGTGCCAATATTAGAAAGGACATGCGGTATCTCATTTAACCACATTAACAATACTACTCTTGAGGGTTGGGCAGAATGAGGTCATTCTTAAGCAAAGATTTGACAAACAACTTAACAAGTGGAATTATGACAGCCAAATCTGCTCAACCTGCACCAACCTTTGAACATGAAAAGTGTGTAAGATGTAAGGCATTAGGAGTTAATGTGCTTATAGACTTTCGTTTTTCGCAAAAATATTGTAGCTTTCATTATTGGTTATACGAACTTCCTCCACTCCTTAAGACATTTGGCATTAAATTTGACTGTAGCTTAAATGGATGGCACGAATGGATAGCCGATACATTTCTCACAACTAATTATTATAATGATATAGAACCCTATTCCCGTGGTCCTACACTTCCCCCTCTTAACATTATTTTAATGGAATTGCTCTGACCTACTGTCTCTAAAGGTTTATATATAGCTACTTAGATACCTTTCCCTAGGTGTATAGGATGCCAATCAACTATGAGATGTTGAAGGAAAAGTATAAGGTAACCGATAAGGAAATAGAAGACTATATCACTTCGCACAAGCTTAATGTGGCCAACAACCCAAATCTACGTCTTATCGTCTATCTTTCTTCAAAAGGAATAACGTCGTTTGAAGAGCCACAATCTTCGCTCTACAAGAAAGTTAGCGAACTAACGAAGAAAGAAGAGCAATCTCCTTCATTTAAGGGAGAGAACGTAAGACTTAATGTCGTTGCCAAGCTTAAAGAAACAGCTTATATAGGATGTCCTTATTGTTGGAAAAGACTAGCAGATGCAACATTAGAAGATGAAGGCGAAGAGAAAATCTGTCGTAACGAAAAATGCAAATATTATGGTAAAGAAGTTACGGCTACTCTCCATTATTCTACTCGCTATTTAGCAGGTGATGAGACAGGAGAAGTAGTAATACAAGTTCCTCCCTTTATAAAGAACGTAGATATTCTGAACAAATGGATTGACGCATGGGGCAGGCTAGATGAAAGGGGAATCTTTAACCTTGCTAACTTCAAGATAGTCGAAGACTTGACAGAAGAGCAGAAAGAAGGAAAGAAAGAATCTAAAAGTTCAAAATCTTCTCTACCTTCCAAACCTTCCACAAAGACATCGGAGACTTTAGCATCTAACGAAACTACAGTAGTTGTCGATGAAAAGATGTATGAAGTTGCTGTCAAGCAATTTACTAGAGTTCTTCGCCTTTACGGAGGTAGCTGGGCAGAGACAGAAGCTAAAGAATGGCTAAAGGGGAGATACGAGAACTTAGATTCAGATGAAATTCTAAAAAGAGCAAATGTAACTATTGCTGACGGCGTTATCCAACTTAAGGAGGAGTAGAAAATGACTTTTGAAGCAATTACTACTCCCAAAGTCTGGGAAATCCTGTTTGATGTAGCTCCACTTTGGGAAGAGGAGATAACGTTTGATATAGCTTCAGAAGGAATAACTTTCGGCGTCATGGACCCAAGCCATGTGGCGATGATAAAAGCAAAGATAGACAAAAGCGCTTTTGCTAGCTATAAGGTAGATACTCCTCAAAAGATTTCGGTATTAGCTAATGAGATTTCCTCTCTCCTTAAGAAGTTTCCTTCTGATAGTGCTGTCAAATTCTTTCTGGACGATGAGAAGAAATTAAGAATTGAAGTGCTATCTGATATTGAGCGACATTATGAGTTTCATACGATAGACAATCCTGAGACTCCTGATACTCCAAAGATAACTACTGTTTATACCAATTCTTTGATTTGTTCTCCCCAATTTCTCCACAACTTAATTGACGGAATTGTCCCAGTTTCTCCTACCATCACTTTTGAAATAGACGAAAAGACATTTACAGTCTGGGCTAAAGGAGAAAGTGGTAAAAGCAAAGCTATACTTAGACAGAGAGATACAACAGAAGACTCTGCTTTTGAAATTAAAGCGACATCCTCAGCAAAAAGCACATACGATAGTTCTTATATTCTCAAACTGCTAAATATAGCGAAGAAGAATGCCCAGGAGGTTAAGCTTGATTTTGAGACAAATGCTCCATTACGTTTAACTCTTTCCTATGACAACGCAAGTGTAACTATGTATCTAGCCCCAATAAGGGGAGAAGATTAGAGCCTTGAAGTCATTAATTTTTTCTGATGAAGATGCTGACGGTATCTGCTCTGCTAGGATAGCCCAGCTAACTGTAGGGGGTGATGTCTGGTTCCAGAAGTGGCATACTTTTGGAATTACTCCTGACGATATAGTTAGGATTAAAGCATATCATCCTCAAGCTCTCTATTTTCTCGACTTAGGATGTGAAAAGGAGACATTAGAACTACTAAATTCCTTAGTAAAGGAAGGGATTAAAGTTACTCTGTTAGATAACCATCCTCCAAAAGAAGATGCTTCATATATAGAGAATTACAGAAACAAAAACTTCATTATAAACACTACTGCTGACAATTGTACAGCAGGAATAACGTATGACTTCTTTAAAGATGCTCTAGTAGGCGAAAGCCTTAAATGGGCACAAACATGGGCTTCTGTCGGAATTACTGGGGATGTCGCTACTGAGACGGTAGAGGGAGCTAGAATTCTTAATGAGATTAGAGGAGATTCAGCTTCTTTGTTCAGTAATGTAGGGGCTTGGGCTAAAGATGAGATGGATAAGTGGCAAAGAATGGAGAGGCCTTATCTGCAACAGATGTCGTCTTATTTCCAAACCTGTAAGAGGATGTGCTACGATAAAGGAGGATATTTAGCCCTTCAAGTCTGCAGTGAGATAGAGAAAAGTGGCGATATCTTTCTTCTTGAAAGAACTTTTACAGATGAGGAAATGGCAATATATCCCGCATCCACAACGCTTAAGGCTTTGTATCAACGTTTTAAAGAATCTAAGATTTGGCAAGACTCCTCAACAAACTTAAGACTCTATTACGTAGGCAAAGTCTCCTTTAGTGTTATCGAACACCCGTGGAATGTATCTACTTATATCGCTACTTTCAAAGCACGCGAGACTCATAGAACGCACTTCTGTATCAACACATGGGGAAAGGATAATCTATTAGTAATAGGAGCTAGGAACCCACCTAAAGAAGATACCCAATCATTTAGATGTGATATCGGCGAAGTCTTTGACCAAGTAACTCTTGAGAGCAAGAATAAAATCAACGGAGGTGGGATACCAGAAGCAGGTTCTGCCCATGCCACTGTAGGAACACCTCTCAGCTATATCATCGACACAATAACTCAAGTAGTAGAAGAATATTTCTAAAAGTTTATATACAACTCTTTTATCTAAAACCTTAGAAGAGTCTTGAGTGAAAATATTAGCTACGTTTGTGACGTTTGTATGAAATCATTTAGCCTTGATAGCCTTTCGAACTTTCATGCAACTCGCTCTTCTATTACAAAGATTTGTCCTGTTTGTGGTGGAAGTCTTTTTAAGATAGTAGAAAAGACTAAGCCTTCTATTACTTTCTCTTCGCAAGAGACAAAGATAAGGCATGAATGTTGGACTCTGTCAGAAGATAGACCTCAAGACTCTGACTTTAAGAGAAGAGGTGAAGGATAAAGTGCCTGTCTATTATTGTTCAATCTGTAAAGATAAAGAGTTCAAATCTATAGATGAATGGAAAAAGGCTCATCCTACAGATATGAAAGGCTTATCTTATCACATTTGTATAGAGAAAGATTCTCGCGAAGACTTTTTGCTTAGAGAAAATTTAGATATAGAAGAGGAAGAGCGAAAAGAACTAGAACGAGGGCTTCCACCCCGAGCTTCTAACATTACTCGAGAAGCAAGCAAACTACCTAGTGGCACGTTTACCCCTTATATCCGTTCTATTCCTAATGTTTCAATAAATCTTAAAGAAGCCGAAGCTAAGGTACCAAATAAAGAAGTTCGGAGCAAGATAAAGGAATTTTTAGAAAAGCAGGTTGAAGAAAGCTGATTGTCTTCTTCTTTAGCAACAGATACTGCAACAATAGTTCTTAATCCGCAAGAAGCTAAAAATCATAAGGAATTAGTTGCAAAAATTCTATCGGCTGGCATCAACGTTATTGAAGATACTTTAGAAGTTGGTGATATTTTAGTTCTTGGTGCAAAGGAAAGAATACTTATAGAGCGAAAAGACTTAAACGACTTTCTACTAAGCGGTTATGGCCGTATCTGGGAACAAGTTTCAGAGATGTCTAAAAATGACGATAGATTTACTCTCTACGTTCTTGTCGAAGGAACTGAAATATGGGACAATCAGCTGAGGAGACCTGTCTATTGGGCAACATGGTGCAAGCGTTATCCAGACAAGGCCAAAATGTTTTATCAAGAACAGTATGGAGTTCAGAGATGGCGAATACCAATTATTTGGACAGCAGATGTAAATGGGACTGCCGAATTTTTGATAGGGCTTGCTAAGAAGCTAGGGAAGCCTGCTGATGCCTCTGAAAGACCTATGCGTGGGGGCTTTAAGAAGGATTGGTCATTAGAGCAGAAGAGAAAATATTTGTTTGAAGCCTTTGGAACGGAAACGGGACACACATTATTTAAGCAGTTTCAAAGCCCAGCTAATTTGATAAATACATTAAGTTCTTTGCCGATGGAAAAGAAAATAGAAGCTATTTCTGAACTTAAATTAAAAAGTGAACGCAGAATTGGCGAAAAGAAGGCGAAGGAGATATTAGAAGTATTCGGCTTAATTAAGTAAACTAAAAGTTTAAATAGAGCATAAACATAGGTTAATGTGGCTACCGGGAGAGCGGTCTTTAAGGCCACTCGTGTGCATCTTTAATGGTGCCCCCGGCAGTCCCCTTAATTAGAGGAATATTAAGATGTCTAAGAAAGTTAATGGCGCTAATAATAACGCTTATACGTCCTATGTAACTTACACGACCACAACTCCTATGGAATCTACAGTTATGTCTTTTCCGTGTGGCGTTTGTGGAGGAAGTGGTATAGTATACGGGAAAGACGGAAAGCCATATCTATGTCCCAAGTGTCAAGGCGAGAAAGTAGTTCATTCTTCTCCTCATCTAACCTATATGAATTGGGCTTTTACCGCTTTAGTCAATACGTGAAATTAGGAACCGAAATGGTTCATAATGTTTAAATAATACTCTCTCTACTGTAAGGACGGAGGAAATAAAGTATGGTCAAAGAGGAAGTAAATGAGTGGCAGTTCACACCCGGAACGAAGATTAAGGTAGTTGTCCTGCAAGAAGAAGGTGGAGGCTATTATATCGGTAACTTTCTCAAGTATGGACGAGATAACATTATCCTCTCCAACGCAACATTCCATGCGAGCAACGGTACTACCGAATCATACGCTTCTACGATAAGTATAAATAAGAGAATATATCGCCACGCTCATGTAGTCAAGTGATGGGAAGATAATAAGATGACAACCTTTAAGTCATGGACGCCAGAGGAAGAACTCTGGCTCTTAAAGAATAAAACTCTTTCGATGAATGCACTAGTCGAACATTTAGGGCGCACTTCTTCTTCAATTCGCAAGAAGATTGCTCGACTAGAAGAAGAGAATAAGATAAGGCAGAGTAATTTAATACAAATTTCCCTCCCTAAATATGAAAAGCAGATAACTCTCCCCATTCCCCCTCAAGAAGATAAAAGAGCAGACGATTATGCTTATCTAACTGTCAGCGATATTCACATAGGATATATCGATGACCACGGACATAGCATTAATGATGAGGTTAAAGAGAAGCTAGACAATTACAGGGATAATGTTCTGCATCTACTTAAATATCATAATCCAGTTAAGCACTTTAGGCTTCTCTTTCTCGGTGATATGATACAAGGGCAAGAGAATTATGATGCTCAAAAAGATGACTCGCAACCAATATCTATTCAGCTTAGTGAAGCGATAAATATTTTGTATCACTGGTTAATACCATTCCTCGATACTCTCTATTCTATGGGCATACAAACCGACATCTATTGCATAGCTGGCAATCATGGTAGAACGTCTAAGTATAGGTCTGACGTAAAAGATAATTTCGACCTTACAATCTACAACTGGCTAAGAGCTGCGATAACCGACAGATATAAGGGCTTGAATTTCTACATCGACCCAGAGACCCTCCTTATTAAAGAGGGAGGCAAAACAATCGCCGTTGAGCATGGGGATAAAGTTAGGGGACTATCCTTAGCTTCTATGCAGAAGCGTATAATGAATGTATCGGGAATGTATCGGACAATATTAGATGCCTACGTAATGGGGCATTGGCATACGGCAGGAGACTTATACGTTGGGAATACTCGCTTAATAATGTCAGGAACTTTACAAGGAGAGACAGACTTATCGAATGCTATGGGAATTTTGCCTCAGGAGAATTGGTATTTCTTCTCGACTAAGGGAGGACATTGGGGCTTTACGTATAGAATTGATTACAGACCTCGTAATAAGGGCAAGGGCAGTGTAATGTCAAACGGAGATAAAAACCATGCAAAGGCATAATGCTAAGAGATTGAAGGACGTAAAATATTATAAGCTTAAAGCTTTACAAGCGTTACAACTGCAAGACAATATCTTGCACGGCTTTAATCTTTTTGAATTTTTCTCGTTATTTATATGGTATGGGACTAATGTTTCACAGTCTTATCTTTTTGAGATGACTCCAGAGGAAATGAACAAAATAGTTAAAGAGCTTTATAAAGTGAATAAAGACATTTGGGCTATGTTGCCTCCTAAAGTAGAGTCTATATCTTCTGACTCTACTAATCTATCATCCTCTAAAATTGCTCTACGCTTGCCCGGAGTAGGATAATTTTCAGATAATATACTCCTCTATGTATCTTCGATAGCTTTAAATATTCCCACTACTAATACTACTGCCGATGGAAAATGGAGACAGAAAAAGATACTCTGATTATGAAGATGACCGAACTTCTTCATGAGAGAAACCAACTTCTTTCTGAAGATGTGAGAAAGCCTCTAGAAGAGAGCTTTAACAAAATTATGGAGCGCACAAAGCGTTACCTTACTACTGGCGCTGGATACTACTGGCAGAAAATAACGTCTTTCCAACTAAATGAAGGTGGCAAAAACTGGAAAGTTGTAGATTTCTATGACACAGGAGGATATGGTAACTATGAAGCTTGTGACCTTTGCGGCTTTCCTAAATGTCGTTATAAGTTTGTCATAGTTTCTGAACAGAACTTCTTAGCAAGAGCCATGCTAGGCACACCACTTAAGGATATATGGTGGGGTGGAAAGAAGTTAGGAACAAAATATATTGATGGTATCGATGCAAATCCAGATGAAGTAAAGTCAATAGGAGATGAGTGCGTTCTTAACTACCTCGATGAAAATGGACAGGAAATCTTTAAGAGATTCAAAAGAACTGCAATTGTCAAGGTCTTTAATATAAAGAAATATGAACCTCTTGCTAAGGAGATGTTTATCTACAAGGAAGCTATGAGATTTAAGATGACCTTTAGGCAGAGATATGAAGTCTCATCTCTTACATATAAGATAATAAATGGTGGTGAACTTACTACTGAAACCTTAAAGAACCTTCCTCGGATACTAGGTCTTCAACAGGAGGTAAGCATCTAAAATGCCAAAAGAAAAAGAAATTGCGCTTACTGTTGAGACAACCAAAGTAGAGGATGTTCGTAAAGCAATTCTGTATGCCATTAAGACAAAGCTTCCTCTGATGATTTGGGGAAAGCCTGGAATAGGAAAAAGTAGTCTCGTAAGGGACGTGGCAACGGAATTATCCTATAATCTGATTGATTTACGTCTCTCTCTTCTCTTACCTGAAGACTTAATGGGCTTACCTGCCATTATCAACGGTCTTACAAAATGGATGAGACCAGAACTCCTTCCTCCCTCAGATTCTACCACTCCTACAATACTGTTTCTGGATGAAATCAATTTAGCTCAGCTATCTATGCAACATGCAGCTTATCAGCTAATTTTAGACCGAAGAATTGGAGCATATCAGTTGCCAGATAGCGTAGTTATTATTGCAGCAGGCAACAGGATTGAAGATAGAACGGGAGTAACAGATATGAATCCCGCATTGGCAAACCGCTTTATCCATATCAATTTCCCAGTTCCCACTAAAGATGAATGGACAGAATGGGCTGTAAAACATAACATACACCCACAGATAATTGGTTTCATTAACTTCCAATCTAACTTATTGTGGAATATAAATCCTAATAGCAAAGAGAAAGCTCAACCTACTCCCAGAAGTTGGGAATTTGCTTCTAAGCTCCTTTGGGTCTCTAATGACCCCAATATAGTCTCTCTTGCAGTTGGAACTCCCGCTGGACAGCAATTTGTCGAGTATATCAAGAATTTCAGTACAATACCTAACGTATGGGATATTGTAGAGGGCAAGATGAGACTAGACGAAGGCGATGTAGGACTTTGGATTGCAGTAGTTAGCGAATTAGCTTATCAATTAAGCCAAAAGACATTTAGCGATAAGATGATAGATACTCTTCTCCACTGGCTACTTACAATCAACGTTGAATATGCAACCTTACTTCTGAGACAGATAAAAGTTGCATCAAATCCAACAATAATCAAAATTATTAAAAACCCTATATGGGCAAACCAGATAGTTCCTAAATGGACTCGCTTTTTTGAAGGATGATAAAATTGGTTACCTTAACACCACACGAAAAGATTATATCGGCTAGATTAACTCTATTACGTGAGAACCCTTTCTTATCATACTTAGCGATGTCTCTTAATCTCACTCCTCTCCCAGAAAACAACACTCTAGGAATTAGTACGATGGCAGTAGATAGCTTTGGGCACTTATATTATAACGAGAAATGGGTTGGTGCTTTACCTCAGCAAGAACTGATAGGAGCTATATCTCATGAAGTACTTCATCTTGCTCTATTGCATATTGTTAGAAAGGGCAACCGTAATGCTGTAATTATGTTACCTAATGGTGAGACAACCCTACTCTGGAATGTAGCAGTCGATATTGTAGCAAATAACCTAGTTGAAGAAATGGGTTATAGCTTACCACCAGACGTTATCAAAAACAAGCAACTTGCTACCTTTCCAGCCGAAGAGGTTTACTATAAGTTACTTAATGACAAATCACAAAATGGATTTCGTAAGTTTTTCCTTAATGGAATACTATTCGACAAGCATATCTTTGGCGTAATAGATAAAAATGGCAAGATTAGAGACCTAACTGAAGATGAAAAAAAGGCATTAGAGAATGTTTGGGCTAAAAAAGCAAGAGAAGCAGCAACGTATGCCCAGAAACAAGGGACCTTACCTTCTTCACTAGAAAGAATATTCGACTTAGTTGAACCAAAGCTAGACTGGAGAACGATATTACAACGCTTCGTTGTAAAGTCATTACCAACCGATGTATCTTTCAGAAAGCCAAATAGACGGAGCTATACGTGTGGAGACTTTATCTTTCCTGGACAAATAAAAGAGTCCCTACAACTACATTTTGCAATTGATACAAGCGGTTCAATCGACAAGGAAACATTAAGCCAAGTAGCGTCAGAAATCGTTGGAATATGCAAAGTCTATGAGAACATTAAGCTAATTATCTTAACTTCTGATGCTCAAGTCCATCAAGAATTTACAACTGTAGAGGAAATGCTAAAAGGAGTAGAAGGTGGTGGTGGAACGGACTTTCGTCCAGTTTTTGAATATATAGAAGAGAATCAAGCAGAGTGTAATGCTCTAATTTACTTTACAGATGGGCAAGGAACTTTTCCCGAAGAAGCTCCTCCTTATCCCGTCTTATGGGTGCTATGTGGTTATCACATACAACCAAATGAAGTTCCCTTTGGAGAAGTGATTGTCATTGACTCATGAGCAGAAATACTGCAAACGATGTTTAGAGTTAGGGGTAAAGGTTCCGTTACTTAAAAAAGTAAATAAAGAAACAGGAAAAGTAGTGTGGAAACATAATGCATTCTGTGCTTGGCATTGGTGGTTTGACTATAAGATGAATGTCTATCCTCGCCTTGAAATATCTCGACCTGTAATGTCTTATGAAAGTTGGAAAGCAGGCTTAAGAAAGAACAGCAAGCATGAGGGTGAAATTGGAAAGTACGTCTTTACTGCTCCCCCAAAGAAATATAGGCTGGTAGAAATGATATGATATCACCACCATATTGTGTTGAGTGTGCTAAATACGGCTTAAAAGTCATAGCAGAAACTCGCTTGGTAAAAACTCACTTAGATAAACGGAAAAATCTAGGTTCATTTGCCTATGAGCAATGGCTTCCTGCGCTACTATGTAGCTGGCATAGATGGTTTACTAAAGCTTATTGTAACCCTTCTATTTATAATGTCAGATTTTTAAGTGAAGTTTCTTGGAAAGACTATCAGAAAGTAGTTAAAAGAGAAGGTTATAAAGTTTCTGCTCCTCCTAAGGAATATAGGATGCTGGAGTTGATATAAATGATGAAATATTGTATCGAGTGCGCAAAGTACGGGCTAAAGATACCAGTGTTTCACAAAATCAATACTGATACAGAAAAGATAGTGTGGGAGCATCATTCGTTCTGCGGGTGGCATTGGTGGCTCGATAATAAGTCCGTTCTTTCAGCCATTCTCCAAACTTATGAAGGTTGGGTAGCATGGATAGCCGAAAGAAGTAAGAATAAAGGAGATGAGGAATACATTATTACTTCACCTCCCAACGCATATAAATTGATGGAGATGATGAGAATTAACTCAAAATAAGACCCCAAAGCTTACTAAGTGGACACTAGCTTCTGAAAGACTCAACAATATTTCTTGCGTAAATAAGCTGATAGCACCTGCGCAAAAGCCTCGAGTTATTTGGTGTTTCTATTGTCTAAAATATAAAATCAAAATAGCTAGCACATTTTTGTTAGACTCGACAGTCACAGTCTCTCATCCTGCACATCATGTATGCACTTTTCATAAGTGGTTATTGGAAAGGCGTCGTTTCTATCCTTCTTTTCAAGCTTATCTTGAGTGGTTAGAAGAATATAATCTCGAAGGAAAAGAGGAGCACACATTTCCACCACAAAAATATAGACTGTTAGATGTGGTGAGATTCTTATGAGCTTAAAGAAAAATGAAACTCATTTGACTCCGATAAAAGACTATGTATCCTCTCCTAAGCATGCGTACTGTAAGCTCTGCCTTAAATACAATGAAAAAATAGCTACTGCAAGCATTATTTTCATACATAATCTTGCTCTTGACGTTTGCACCTTTCATAGTTGGTTAATTGAAGTTAATTCAAAATTTAATCTGGAGACCTACAAAAGTGGCTATAATCTGAAGGGCTACAAAGAATATCGGCAATACTTAAAAGAGGAACATCTTGCAGGACTTAATGATAAGCTTACACAACCATCGAAGTCCGTAATGTTGATGGAACTGATTAGATGGGCAAATGGAACTAAGGAGGCATTAGAGTCTTATGAAAACATCTAAAGCAAAACCTGCTAAACAAAAGAGCTGGTCGCCACTTAGTCTAACGCCGCTTCTCTACTGCAATTTCTGTTCTACGTATGGAAAAAAGGTAGGTAGCAACTTCCTTGATGATGGCATGCACCTTTGCACATGGCATCATTGGCTATACAAGTATGGTGGTGGCAATAGTGAGGAAACTTACGTTGAGTATTTAAGGTGGTTGGAGAAAAAAGGAATTGAAGAAGTAGGAACACATACTGCTCCACCCAAGTCTATACGTCTAATGGATATGATAAGGTTAAGCAAAGGGAAAAGAATATAAAAGTTTATTAACAACTTGTCGAAAGACTTAAATATCCTGTGTATATTATTTCTCTGGAGGTAGATAAGCCAAAATGTCAGTAAAGGAAATAAGCGAAAGAGACTGGCGAGGAGCATTAGCTGTTGGTCTAGTAGCTATCACTGCCGTTCTTGCTGTTTTAAATGGTGAATATCACCTCGGAATCGATAATATCATAACGGTATTCAGCACACTAACAGTTAGCGCTGTTTCTTGGTGGTATAAGACTCAATCTTAAGGGCGAGACTATGAATAGCGAAGAACCAAACCCTCTCCCAATTGAAGAGTCTGAAACCGTAAAAGATGTCTTACCAGTTGTTGAAGAAGTAGCCTCTCTTTCTCCTGAAGATTCTCTCCCCCTTGAAGCGCCAGAAGAGTTGCCTCAAGAAGCCACTTCTCAAGAAGAAGCTACTCAAGAGGGAAAAGAAAAGAAAAAGAAAATAGTATGTCCACGCTGTAAGCATGTGTGGTATTCTAAGGCTATGGGCTATTACACTTGTTCACAATGTTCTTATAAGTTTCGCCCTGGACAAGTGCCACGAGAGAAGAGAGCAGAAAGGACATGGGTAGCTAACTTAGATAATATTGATTTGAGAACGTCAGAAGGGCAGAGTGCTTTACTTCTACAAATTCAAGAGGCATTAGCACAAAGGTCTCTAACGTGGGGAGATATGACTGCCATCGACCGCTTACTCAAGACCATTAGCATTAAGAAGGATTTAGATGTTATGAAGATGTTTATCGAGATGCGTAAAGAGATAGATGAATTGAAGAAAGGTGTCTAATTAGCTGACAGTAAGGATGACGGAATTTGAGTAGCACAACCAATTGGTACTATGAGAAGCTAAAGAGAGACTTAGATAAAATAAAGAAGAAAAAGCTACAAGAAGAGGATAAAGAGCTTATTCCAGACGACATTATTGAATTTATAACCAAATTCCGAATTATTAGAGGAAGACCTTTTTTATTTGACTATGTAGACCCCAATACAGGGGTTGTTATTCCTCAAGCTAGAAAATATTTGTATGATATTTATAGAACAGCAGTTAATCCTCAAGTTCACGATATTATTATCACAAAAGGCAGGCAAATGGAAATCTCCGAATTAGCCGTTAATGTTTTGCTTTATTTTGCTCTCAAATATCAAGACCGTCATCTAGTTTTACTTTATACTGCTCCTCGAGGAGACCAAGTCTCTCGCTTTTCCAATAGACGCTTGAGAATAGAAGCTATAAAACAGAGCAAGCTTATTCGAAAATATTTGACAGGTACTGATGCAACCGAGACAGTCCAGCTTGGCAACTGTACAACCTATTTATACTCTGCTTGGGGGGAATTTGATGCAGTAAGGAACATCGATGCGGATGTAGCAATCGTTGATGAAGCTCAAGATATTCAATCTTCTGCTTTCCCCGTTATTCGTGAAAATATGGCTCATAGTTGGTTAAAGAAGTTTATCGTGATTGGAACACCGAAAGAAGCTAATTCCCCATTTGAGAATCTGTGGAACATGAGTGATAGGAGAGAATGGGATAAAGAGACAGGGAAGTGGATAAAAACTGTATCAGAGCCAAGACCTTTTGTCGGTTTTCATGTTTCTCAAGAAATGGCTCCTTGGATTACAAAAGAAGAGCTTGAAGCAAAGAAGATGCATTATACTCAACAGCAATTCTATAACGAAGTGCTAGGGCTGTTCTATAAGGGATTGGGTAGGCCAATCACAATCGAAGACTTATTTGCTTGCACAAACAGAGATATTGGATTCCAATCATTTGCAGAAGATACTTATGCAGGGGTGGATTGGGGGTGTTATGATGAACAAACTAGAACACTCACTAATAGAGGATTTAAATATTATTGGGAAATAACTTCGGACGATTTGATTGCTCAATTTGACCCACAAACAGAAGAAATGTCATTTGTAAAGCCCTTAAAGAAAATAGTATTTCATCATCGGGGGAAAATGGTACGAATAAAGAATAAGCACCAAGATATGTTAATTACACCCGACCACAAATGCATATTTCGCAAAGAATGGCAAAAGAAATGGACCAAATGCGAAGCTCAAGACTTATTGTCTTTAGATGATATAATTTTACCCAGTAAGGCGCGATGGAAAGGTGAGAATAAAGAATACTTTATACTACCATCAACCATTCGCAAAGATTGGAACAGAATATATGAAGAAAAGAAAATTGATATGAAAGTGTGGTTAGAATTTCTCGGCTACTTTCTATCTGATGGATGTGTAGCCTTTAGAAACGCAGACCATCAGCATAGTAGAATGGTTCAGGTACAAATATGTCAAAGAAACGTACATCCTTACAAGGTTAATGCAATAAGGAATGTTTTGAATAAGTTGCCCTTCAAGTATGGAACATATTTCTATGAAAAGTATGGGGATTATCAGTTCAAAATTGCAAACAAACAGTTATATGAGTGGTTGGCAAATCATTGTGGTGCTGATTCAAAGACGAAGCACATACCAAGGGAATTTCTCGAATTATCTCCTGAATATTTAAGAATACTCTTAGATTCTTTAATGTTAGGAGATGGATATTGGTCAAAAAATAAGACTGGGGGGACTTATTATACAATATCAAAGCAACTTGCGGATGATGTATTTGAACTAACTATTAAACTTGGTTTCAATTCTCACTTATCTTATAGCTCTGGTAAATATAGAATAAACTTCTCTTTGTTAGATAAAAAACGGCATATAAGGGGAAAGAATGATGTTGAAATTGTAGACTATGATGGAATGGCATATTGTTTCTCTGTTCCAACAGGTTTCTTTGTTACAGAGCGTAATGGGTATATAGCATTCCAAGGTAACACTTCAACCAAAGATAATGCTGATACTGTATACTGGTGTATAAAACCATTAGACGATGGTAAAATTCATACGGTCTTCATTTCCAAAATAGATACCCCAGATATAATGGAGCAAGTTCGGTTTGTAGCGAAATACATAGACCGCTATGATAACAGAAGGGTGGTTGTCGATTGGGGCTTTGGGCATGTTCAAACGCAAGAGCTACAAAAGATGTATGGGATGAGAGTCCTTCCTTGCGATTATAGTGGGAGTGAAATCAAACCAGTTGAAATCAAGCTCACACAAACAGGCACAAAGCTACATCTGAACCGCACATTAGCAATAGATACCGTTTTCGACTTGATTAAGAAGAAGAACTTAGTTATCCCCGGTAAGAACAGAGAACTAACAGATTGGCTATATAAGAACTTTATGGTAATGTATCAAGAATCCGAAGTATCAACAACAGGGAAAAACATACGGCGATGGGTTAAGGACAAGGGAGAAGATGCCCATGATGACGCCGTTCATGCTCTCGTATATGCCTACTATGCTTATCAAACAGATAGAACCAGAAAAGCTATGGAACTTGGCGAAGGTCCTCCTCCTGTCTATTTCGTTCCTCATTCTGAAGAAGAGTTTGGGCTTCCTTTTTGATTAGAACAAGAAAAACTTTATATATTTTGTTAGAAATATTATAATGGCAAAGGTATGAAAGAACTTCGCATAACGCCTAAATTGTGGGGGGAAGAGCATCTTTTAGTAAACGAGCCACAATATGCTATAAAACTTCTCTTTATAAAGAAAGGTTCTACGTCTAAGCACTATCATGTTCTCAAAAAGGAGACACTTTACGTTCTTAATGGTACTGCTACATTACGTATATTTACAGTTCAAGAGAAAGACGAGACTACGCACGATTATGTCTTGCAAGAGGGGGACTACTTTACCGTTATGCCATGCGCAATACATCAGATTACGGGTCCTGCAACAATCCTCGAAGTGTCTACCCAACCTTATGATGATGTGATAAGATTATAGTAGGTGAGAGAATAGATGAAGTTAGTTCAAATAATTGCTGTTTTTTCTATTCTTCTAATTGGCATCATTACTTTCGCTTCTCTATGGGTGCTTCTATATTCAACTGTAAATCTATTCCAGTTCACATTAAGACCCAATGCAACTACTCCCTATGCTTATTCGTATGACATCATGATGCAAGGTATGCAAGGCATTTTTAATCTTGCTTTCATTTTGCTGGTTTTAACGTTTGTTGTCTCGTCTCTGGTCTTGCTAATTGAAGCAAAAGCTGTTGGGTAAGAGGGCAGAACGTTCAAGCGTACTGTTATCTGCCTTATATATCGTTCAATACTTATTGAATCATAAGCATTCTTTTTTTCTATATAAGATTTGAAATCGAATTAGAATTTTTGATTTGAAGAAAAGATGCTGAAAAATAGCTCAAATTGTTGCTATGATTTATGAGCAATCTTTGAATAAATTTCTCTAAAAATCTACGGAATTTTTCATAGGGATTTCTATCAAAAATGCTGAAAAAATGGCTGGAAATCCTTTCGGCAACTTTTTAAAATATATTTTCAAATTCTGCTGAATTTTATCGGCAATTCTATAAGAAAATCTTTGGATTTTGCTTTAATTTTTTTCTCCAGATTTTTTCAAAATGCTGGAAAAAATTTTTGGCGAAATTTCAAACCGGAAAAATTTTTCCCGGGGGTACCTGCTTCCTCTTCGAGCCTTTGTCGCTTGATTTGTTCTGCTCGTGCCAAAACGGCTTTTTTGTGGTCTTTATTGTCAATCAAGGGCTAAAAATGATAAAGTCCAAGCATCTTATAAAGTTTTATGATTGTTCTCAGGGATTATGATATATTATTTTCATAATATAGTATCGGTAGAGATTAAGGAGCGGGCAGGAACGGCAAACAAGGGTATTTTTACAAATATTTGACAACCAAGGATGCCCGTTGCTCCTATAGGTAAGGGGCTTAAAATGAACAAATATTTGAAAAACACTGGTATCGTCGCTTTCCACTGCACTGCTGGTTCGTTGAACAAATATTTGGTTGCGCAGGACGTCGTTGGTGAGCATCGCAGTGGGCCGGTGTTAAACAAATATTTGGGAACAAAATCCTTATTAACCCCTGCTCATATACTATTGGTGGGAAAGAGAAAAATGTTAGTCTTCGCTTTCAGAGACGAGAAAGAAGCTAGTAAAGCCTGGGAAGTTCTTTTCATGGAGACAGAGAACCCATTATGGCTACGAAGATATGGCAATAAGATAATCGACGAGAACAATGATTCGCGGACATATCGAAGCCGTCTAGTGAAGAGCCTTAAGGTAGCACTTCTCAACCCCAAGAAGGTGATGAAGACCTAATGGCTTCTCAAGCGCTATTTATCCAAATCTGTAAAAGATGCGGACATAAATGGTGGCCAAGAAGCCTACTCAAGCCAAAAGTATGCCCCAAATGTAAATCGCCATATTGGGACAGAGAACGGAAAAGAATAGAGACCTAAAGTCTCCACTCTCTTTATTTTTGTTTTTATTTTTGAAAAAAGAAAGAAAAAAGCTTACGATTTAGTATTCCTCTGACTTTACCTCATATTCCTGTTTGTCAAAATCAAAAGAAATGACGGTAAAAAGCTTTTTCTTTTGATTTTGCGTATCCACGTTTTTGCTTTCGACCAAATGCCTTTCCCTCGACAGATAGTTATACCCTACTCTATTTAAACGTATCGCTAGGTAACCCGCTTAAATGTTTGTTAGAGCACGCAGGACAGGAGATAGACGGTTCGCTTACAAATATTTGTTCTAGACAACTGCTTAGTGCCGAACGGCAACGCTCTGGTGCAGGCAGTTGGATAAAACAAATATTTGAAAAAGCCTAACCTTGTCACAAAGCTTACCAACGCTACTGGATTTGGTATCTATTAAATCAAACATTTGTAAACACCCGGCCTCTAGGATATGCATCGGCTATCCATCGATAGCTTTATATACTATCATACTATTATACTATGCGGGGATACAAATATGGTTGGTCGATTTCAAGTAATGGCAACACTCCAAGCAGCACGTGCGTATAAGCTAGGTCTTTCCCTAGACTCAGCTTATTCGTGGGGTCTAGACCGTGCCCTATTCTATGCGGTAGCCAAAAGAGGCTTTAAGGGCAAAAGGCACTTTATCCCAAATGCGCAATCCGCTAAGGCACCAATCGGCGTTAAGCAACCTGTCGAAACTCCGAAGCCAAAATACAGCATGTTCTACCTAGGTGATGAAGGCGCATTCATGGATAACGATAAGGCTCTTTTCGTCTTCGGCGATAAAACTCTAACTCCGCAAGACTTTCAGAGGCAAATAATCAGTAGACTTAAAGACTTTCAGAGCGCCTGGAGTGAAGCCTTAAATATCGTCTCTCAGTACAGTAATGAGAAGCTTCTCTCATCAAAAGCCTTTTTTGAGGAAATCTACAAGCCTAGGAGAGACGAATTAGCCCTTAAGTGGCTACAGTAAAAAATTTTTTCTTTTTTTTTCTTTTTAGCTTAAAGCCTCTAAGAGTTCGCTTTCTTTCAGTAGTGCAGCATGTAACCGCTCTCCATACATGAAAAGAAGGTAAAAGACACGATAATCGTGTTTAGTGGACCCACCATGAAACTCGATAACCGCGGGTAGAGAAGGCAAAATCTGATAGACAACGTTATCTATCCTTTTTCGGTCTAAAAATTCACGTTCAAACTTATATTGCGGATGTAATCCCTTAATCTGTGCAGCCCAAGGCTTTCGTTGTGCCCATCCTCCTTCATTACAGTAAACAAAATCTTCATGCTTAACGCAAAAGTCATTTCCGAATTTCAGAAACTCATAAGGTCGAGCATTAGCTAGCTTTTTCTCCACTAGCTTCTCTATCCACGTCTTCGTTTCGACTGAAGTATTTTCTTGGCTCATTTTTCCCTCATACATCTATATAACCGTGCTGTATATAAAGCTTGTGGAGTGTCCTTTATAAGCGATTGCAAGATTGCAATCCAGACGCTAAGCAAGGACAGTGTTCAAATATTTGTTTATGTACGACATCCCTTGGGGGGATAGAGGAGGGGGGCATAAAAACAAATATTTGATTTCTACCGAATTCCTCCTCGTCCGGCAAGCACGCCGGTACAAATCAAATATTTGCGCAAAAAAGACCTACGGCAAGTTCTTCCTTGACCAATAGCCTTAAATAACCCTCTTTACTTATAGGTAGTGGTGGGAAAATGGGCTATACCCATTATTGGCGAAGACCGAAAGAAATAGACCGAAAGAGATTTTCTCTAATCGTCAGAGACTTCAAAAGAGTAATGCCTACTCTCGAGCACTTGGGCATAAAGCTAGCTGATGGCTACGGGGAAAATAAACCTGTAGTCAATATCCACCGCGTATGGTTCAACGGGCTAGCGAAATGCGGACATGAAAAGCATGACTATGGGATACCATGGCCAGCAGAGAACGCTAAAGGAGTAGTTCTTAGCGGAATGCCTAAAAACGAAGTTCTCGGAGGTATATGGTTTGCTGGGGCTTTACTGAACGCTAGAACATGTAATGGCGATTGCTCCCATGAAACTTTCAATTTCCCTCGTCAAATGAATAGGAAAAACTCTCTCCTAATCAAGGACGGAGAAATGTTTTTCGATTGCTGCAAAACCGCTTATAAGCCCTATGACTTCGCGGTAAACGTCTTTCTAATCATAGCCAAGCACTACCTTAAAGACGATATCATAGTTACAAGTGACGGAACAATCGAACAATGGCAAGACGCTATCGATTTTGTCCAGAGATTTCTAGACTATGGGCAAGACTTTCAGCTAGCCAATTAAAGCATGCTTTTTTTCTATTAAGAAAAAAATCGACCTTTAGATTTTTTGGAAATTGACGATGCCTAATCGAAATTATCTACGGTTTTTATAGAATTTTCTTTCAAAAAGCCATTAGATTTTCAGCCAAAATGCTTAAAGTTTTGGCGATAATTTACTCTAAAATTTGCTGGGAATTTGCTTGCTTTTTGTTAGAAAATCTGGGCCATTTGCCGGGGAAATGTCAAGGAAAATTATCAAAAAAGCTGGGCAAAATTCTGCGAAATTCGTCTCAAAATCTGCGCTCAAAATTTTGGGATTCGCGAAAAAATTTTTTTAAAAATTCTATGGGGGCAAAAATTTTCCCGGGGGTACCTGCTTCCTCCGCTCTCTTTTCGTCTAAATAGTTTACATAGCGCTATATAGGATTGATAGAATAAAGGCTAGACCATACTGATAAGAAGACCTAATTACGGTCCTTATTGTTCGTGCCAATCCTTATCGCTACTTATAGTATATAGACCTATGTATTTAAACCTTTTGCCTATTTACTAATTCATGTTTTTCCTGGTCTTCTACTTATCCGTATTTATTCCAAATGTTTGATAAGGACAGTATTTATTCAAATATTTGTGACCTTAGTCTATATACTACCCTCCGAAACTATATAGACCTACATAGGCCATCTAATGCCTATATATTCGTTCTTATCTCTATATAGAAGTTTAAACTTTTGCGCCAGGTTTAAACTCTTTAGGGTAAAGGTATATATACCCTAGGGGTATAATCTCAACCGTAAGAAAAATGATAACCCAAAACCGAAACAGAAAGAATAACCTAGTTTACGAGGGCCGCTTTATGTGCTACGAATGTGGCACGGTCTTCGTGAGTACTAGGTATTTGCATGCACATATAAAGAATGTGCATGTGCATAAGGAGGAGTGAAAGACCATGTCCGATGAGCTAGTTCTTATGCGAAAAGACCGTTTAGGTCCTGGACAGATGATGTACAAGTGTAGGGAATGCAGAGAGCACACAATACACAACTATGAGATAAGCATGCCATCATCTTATCATCAGCATTATAGGATTACGCTAGACATTTACAAGTGTATCAATTGCGGAACCTTGAAGTATATTTCCCATAGAGAGGGTTATGTCGAGAGGTCCATGATGTAATGATAACCGAAAAACAAAGGAAAAAAATCCTTCGGCAGCTAAAAACATATGTAGAAAAGGGTAGCCTATATAAGCTACACTACACTATTACTGTTCCGAAACCTTTCCTACACATTACTGCTAGTATACATATTTTTGAACAAGAAATTATAGAATTTGGCAAGGGAAGTTATCTAGATGGGATTGATATTTGGAATTTGATCCATCTAGTCTTATATCTTCAAAGCCAAGGAATACAGGTAAATTGGATTAGGGTAGACGATAAGTTTGAGTATTATCCTAATCTTCACATATCGCTAACCCTAGATCACATGCTAGTGGATCATATATTGGAGGAATAAAGGAATTGGACGAAAGAGATCAAACCGCCATAAGTGAAGCCATGGGAATATGGCTTCAGTTAGTCCTGAAAGAATTAGCACTAGTTGCTTATGAAGGGGGAGCACTAGGAAATTGACCTTAAGCATTACGATAATAAGCTATAGGCTTCCATCATATCAACGCAAGATGATGGAAACTAATCCTGAACTTAAGGCCAACATAAAAAAGGCCTATAACAAGGCATGGGCAAAACTGTCCGAATTAGGTCCTCATCTAGGGACCTCTCAAATTGTTAGTTTTGTCAATCCTAGCGTAATAAGGGAAAGGCTAGAAGGGATTAAAGTTAAGCTTGATCTCGATAAGCCTTTTGCTGTCTTTCATGTCTTAACTACAGAGGAATTGCCATCATGGATACCCTTTTTGGAGACCACAATAAGCGAAAAGCTTGAAATAGTCAAAAATAAGAATAGTTATAGAAGTAGGACCGAATATGCCAAGCTACATAATGCACTAGAAGATTTGGAAACGATCAAAAGCGAATTAGCAAATAAGGCTTTAGAGGTGATTTAGTTTTGAACATTCCTCAAGTTTCCCCCAACCAGCTTATGAAAATTTTAGAAATAGCGCATAAAACTAAAACTGCTGTCCTAATAGTAGGACGCTACGGAGTCGGAAAGACCTCAATCCCATATCAATACGCTAATGATAACAGATTTTACCTCGAGGACCTAAAGCTAAGTCAATTTGATGCGATAAGCTTGAGAGGTCCTCCGGAGACCGAAATAAAAGACGGTATAAAAATAACGACTTGGCCTATAGGAGACATGTTTTATAGACTTTCACAACATAAAGAAGGGGCCGTTTTGCTATTGGATGAATTCGATAAAGCGACCCCTTCAGTAGCTAGCGCTAGTTATGAGCTATTACTTCAGAGACGTTATGGTAATTTTGTTTTAGCAGATAACGTTTTGATTGTAGCTACAAGTAATTTAGAATCTGAAGATTTTAGGAGTGAGGGATTTAGTATCCCTCAATTGGACCGTCTGTTAAAAGTAGAGCTAGCTTATCAGCTTGAGGATTGGCTAGCTTATGCGAAAAACAAGGGAATAGACAGTAGAATTATAGAGTTTATAAGCACTAATCCCTCTCGCTTATGGAGAGAAGGACAACCTGAAAGTTTTACTACTACTTCACCTAGAGGATGGGAAAGATTAAGCCATCTACTTCAAAACGTTAATAATTTGGATGTTGAGCTAATCGAGACGCTAGCAGGGGCCCTAGTAGGGTCCGATATCGCTAGCGAATTTATTGAATTCATTAATGAGGTATCATGGCAAAAGATTTACATTAACAACGATATGCAGAAGCTTAAAAACCTTGATTTAGCAGCTAGAAAACTAGTAATAAAACAAGCTGCCCAAGATGTTGCTAGTGATATTGTGAAATCGCATAATGCTGCTTATAATCTGAAACTAACGTTTATAACGAATTATTGCCTAGATTATGATGATCTTGAATTTGCTGTTTTGTTTTTCAGAGGCCTGAAGCTAAATCTCGACAGTTTTGATGATTTTATTAGGTCCTATAGCTGGCCAAGAAAAACGGAATTATTGACAAAAATAACTGCCTTCAGTAAAAATGGAGGCAGTTCCTAATGAATTACGAAAAAATTATAAATGATGCGCTTATACTAATCCGCAATAAATCAAGGATATCCTTCAGCATATTAAAAAATTTTGACTTTAAGGCTTCTAGTGAAATAAATACTTTTGCTGTAGATGAACAAAACTTAACAATTTACTACAGCCCTAAATTTATTGAGGAAATTTTAAGCAATAAGAAATATACGCTATTCACAATAAGCTCTATAATTGAACATGAATTATGCCATGTGCTTGGAGAGGATTATTTAAGAGCTAAACTTCTTCAAAAAAATAACATACCTATTATTCTTGATGTTTGGAATTGGTCTTGTGATGCTATAATTAATTCGGACCTTATAGCTCACGGTTGGAGCCTGACGGAAAACTGTGTATACCCAGATTTTAGAGCTATAGGCTTCGACCGTGTCCCTCCTAAAGAAGTACTTTACGAAAGAATTTTAAGAGATTATTATAACGAAGGAGACCAAGGGGACCAAGACCAAGATCAAGACCAAGACCAAGATCAAGACCAAGACCAAGATCAAGACCAAGACCAAGATCAAGACCAAGACCAAGATCAAGACCAAGAAGGAGGACAATCCGCCAAGGCTAAAGCTAAAGTAAATGTTAAGGGTTGTCAAGGACAGCAAACAATAGAGGATCCCAAAGATTTTGAAAAAAGCGTTGAAAAGGCTAGTGCTGATATAGCTCAAAAAATCGAAAAATCATTACAAAACATAGATAATAAAGACATTAGTGAAGATACGCCACAAGCAGTTAAGATATTTGCCCAAAATATCTTAAAACGCTTAAGAATTCCATTTAGCGCTAAACTGTCTAGGGTTATCTCTACCCATCTAGGAGATTCGGAAAATTGGACAAGACCTCATATAATTAGTAGTGCTGTAGGCAAGAAATTGCCTAGTTATAACAAGGAATTGCCTAAAATCGCTATAATCTTTGATGTTTCAGGTTCAATAGATACTGAAGAGGCACAAAACTTTTTGAATTTAGCTAGTAAATATATTAGAGCACATAGAGAATCAGAGATTTACGTAATAACTTGCGATGATGCTGTCCAATTCTTTAAGAAAATTCACAATTTACAAGAAATACCGTTAGAGGGACGAGGCTCCACAGATTTTAGGCCACCATTCGAATTGATCAAGGAAAAACACTTAAACCCAGACCTAATTTTATACTTTACGGATTTGCGAGGGATATTTCCTTCTTATCGAAAAATTCCTCAACTATATTGGATTGTTGAGGAAAAGAAGTACAATTCTCTCAACGAAGGATATAGATCTGAAGCCATTCGATTAGGGAAAGTTATTACCTACAGAGAGGATGAGCTATAAATGATGGACAGTTTAGCCTACTTTTTCGACAGCCTAGCTAAACTGATAATCGAAATACTAAAAATTACGATAATTAGCGCAATAGCGTATATAATTTTAGCTTATGTCTTAAGGAGAGGCTCCTAAATGAATAAGAAGACACAAAAGAAGATAAGGAAAACTGATAAAGAGCTAGAGGAAAACATGGAAATAGTCACCTTATCATGGGACCAAATACTAAATCTTGCGAAAGAACTAGAATCTCACAAAAAGAGAGATGAATTTTTAAGGCTATTTGAAGATAACAGAAAATTGCTAATTACCTATAAGGCTCGATGGGATTGTGATGTTATTTTGGGAGAATTGATAAGAATTGAGTAAAACAGCAAAATATCGCATTACCCTTAAAGACCAGAATGGTCACGAAATTACTCAAACAATTTGGTTAACTAGTGAACAATTCGATGAACTTGATAAGGCATTGCGCATTTTAAACAACATACTTGGCCTTAAATGTGATATTTTATATAATGATTGGATATGGATAATATAAAGGAGGTGAGATAAAAAATTGAAAGACCAAAACAAAAACGATAAGAACATGGCAATACCTAAAGGCTTTTTTAAGGTCTTAAAATTACAGATGTGCCCTGAATGCAGATCCTCAAAATGGCAAATAACTAGCCCATTCCCTGCCGGATATCTTTCCCATGCAGCTACTATATGGGTTAATTGCAAAAAATGTGGAAGACTTGAAGCCTTCGGATGGCAAATGTGTAAAATATGTAAAATTCATGTCTTCCGACTAGATAAAACAAAAGGCTGGAGACAGGAATTAGGCTAGTACTTTTTTCTAGCTTCTTTCCCCGTTTTTCTATTTTCCCGAAATACTAGCGCGAGATAAGCGGATTTTATGCCTAGGAAAAGGCTTTTTTAGTAGGAATTATAGGGATTAAGGGTAGGCTATTCATGATATACCTAGGGATACCCATTACCCTATACCCTACCCATTAGCCATTACCCATTACCTAAACTGCTTAATGGAAAAGGCTCCTACCTAGATTGATTAACCCTTAAGGTCACAAATATTTGTTAAAAATTAACGTTTTGAGGGGACCACTGGATATCGGATTTTTTACAAATATTTGTAGCGGTTTAAGGGTTTGAAGGGTTAGCAAGCAGTTTAAAACCCTACAAATATTTGATAACCTACTCTACCTAGGATATAGTTAGCTCACTTATTGCGTTATAGATGCAATAAAGACCTATACCGTGTCCTAGATGTTGAAAGGTTTACAAATATTTGATAACCTAGTCTTGCTGGTTTTGATGGCCTGTCCTTGTTGGTCTTGATAACCGATTACCCTAATCTAGCATTTTGATTTAGACATCAGATATAGGGTTATAGATGGGATAGTATAACTTGTATTAGCGCTCTACTGGCAATTCTTTCCTCCCGTCAAAAAGGCTATATATAGCGGGCTAACAGATGGACGGGAGTTATAGATATGTATAATCTCGGTTATCCTTCTTGCTACCAGTAAAGCTTATATATAGAGATAACAAAGGCTTATAGAAGAGAAGGCATGGGACAAAATAACAAATCTCATTATCATGTTACCGTAATGTGTCGGGAATGTGGGAAGTTATTTGACCTTCTGAAGTATTGGGATTACTGTCCATACTGTCATATCGCCATCCCCTTCTCAGTAGTCGAAGTTACTGCAAGAGATATGAATACCGGACAGCAGATAATGCTTAAATAATGGACTATATATACGATTAATGTAGATATAGAATGAACAGAAAGGAACTCGCTATAACAGCTTTAATGACTACTCTTTATGTCGTCTTAGTTCAATCTCTTGGTCCTCTATCCTTTATGCAAATACAGGTTAGAATAGCGAATGCTCTAATAGGTGTAGTGCCAGTAGTGGGTGAACCGGCAGTGATTGGTCTTACGCTAGGTGTATTAATAGGAAATATCAACAGTCCTCTGGGCTTTATTGACCTTCTCTCGTTTATCCCTTCCCTTTTTGGAATGATAATAGTTCTCAAGACTAAAGGAAAGATGGTAATGGTAGGGCTATCGGTCTATAGTCTATTACTTTCAGCTTGGGTAGCTTTTATGCTAAACATGATATTTGGAGTTCCATATCTTATAACATTTCTCTATGTGCTTGGAGGAATGATTATATCTACTGTCGTCCTAGGCTATCTGGTATATATTGGCTTAAAGAAAAGAATGAGAAGCTATGAGAGTAGCAAAAATTGAAAGAGCACTCATGATAGCTGAACTGGAATTAGACGGACTTAAAACTCACACTACTATGAAAAAAGAGAAGTGCAGAATCTATAACACCGTATTTGATAAGAAAATTAGAAGAGCATTATCAGCAGTCAGGTCAGCAAGAGATATTCTACGCTTTGATGTTGGAGAGAAACAGATGACTATTACAACAAGAGGTGGCTCTAATCGTCATGGGAGATGGGATGCTAATCCAAGGTCTTCGTTTACTCAATTCCCCTGTGGCTTTGACATTGACGACAAAGAACCTGGCAAAGGACTAGCTAGCAAGTGTTGGCATTGTGGCAATGTATTTATCAAAACTAAGCTCTGTCCCGTCTGTAAGCTTTATATCTGCCCTAGCTGTCATGGATGTGGTTGTCAGCTATCTGATGAAGCTAGAAAAGCCGTCTATTGCGCTCTAAAGACGTTGAGTCCACAAACCACGCTTCTGGAGTAATGAAAAGCTTAAATAACAGCTTATATATATGTTTGACGTGATATAGAATGGGAGAAACAGAAAAAAGCTTGAAGGAAGCAGTCGCCAACGCTATAGTCGAGATGGAGCCACTTAAGACCTTTGGTTATAAGACTAAAATGAGATATGACAACAAGTATGATGTTGTATGGATAAAGATATATAAAATAGCAAAGGGAAAAGGTCTGTTATGGCATTTGGGGAGTCTTCTCTCGCTTCGCTTACAGGCACATGGATTAAAGATAATCTATATGCGAGGTTGTCCAGATGGACAGATAGAGTTCGCAATAGATAGACAGAATACACATCGTCTAACAATTTTATAGGGGGAAAGGCATATATATTAGTTCTTCTGCTACTGGATAGGGGCAGATAGGGATTTAGCACATCCTCTTTTTGAGGATGGTTTGCATCGTAAGGTGCAGACGAAACTTGTCTGCCTCCTAATTTAGCCCAAACTTTATATATAAGACTCTAACCCTATTGTATCGAATCAAAATGGCACACAAAGTACTGACTAGGATAGGTCTAGTATCTTTAGGCATACTGGTCTTAATAGGAGTTATCATCTTCGACGTAACAGTTTGGAACAATTTATTTTCTTCCGGAAATGATTTGGGAAGAACAATAGGATATGGTATAGGATGCAAGGGATAGACTCATAAAATGAGGATTGAAAGACGAGATGGCTTGTCCCTACGCACAAACTTATGCGGAACAAGGCTTCAATTACGTGGGTTCGGAAGACTTTTCCCACGCTTCTAATGGACCATATCAACAGATGATTAACAAGCTGATAGAGCAAGGATGGACTGTCAAGTTCGTGGGTTTTGAGAGAGAGGAGGTGAGCAATCAATGACTGAGATAACTAGGGAGCAGTTTTCTGCGTATGTCAAAGTTCAGTATAGCGGAGTAACCAACATGTTTGCTATTGATGTAGTAGAGGCTTTATCAGGACTTTCGAAAGAACAAATCCTCTCTATTATGAAGAACTATGAGGAACTCAAAAAACGATATCCAGATGTGATAAGGGTCATATAAAAGACTGTAGGAAAAGTTTATATATTGTCCTTTTAATAGTGATATGCGCGGTGGAGCCAACGGAGCCAACAAGCGCCTTAGGTGCTTGCGCCCGTTGTGTATTCCTCCGCAAGTGGAGTGCGACCAGAGTCTCGCGAACTAGGCGAGGTTGCTCTGCTCCACTGTTTGGAGGTTAGTCCTCCGCGATGGGAGACAGTCGCAGAAGTCTCCCACCGCATACCCCTTAAATTGAGGTTTAACAACAATTTGTTTCGTTGGCTTAAACGGCTATTTTCGTCTAGAAAGAAAGCCTTTTTGGGGCTATTTTGTGAGGAGCATTTGCCCGAAGTTATCAAATATCATGGAACTTGTATAGTAACTCCACTACAAGGAGATTCGGTTCCTACTGACCAAAGGTGTAACGTATACACTTGTAAAAACTTAGTAGTATATTCTGTTGAGAAAGACGAGGATAAAATATTTTGAATTATTTTCTTATGTGAGAAATAATGGCTACATTACGCTGTCCTTATTGTGGTAAGTTCTTGAGTGTAGCTTATTATAAAATACATGTGAGATATATTTGCGAACAAAACCCAAACAACTATCAAACTACTACCTGCCCTAAGTGTGGTTACACATATAAAATAAGGGGGAGGAAACCAATAAATGCAAAACCTTATATAGAAGAAGAAGATTCTTAAAAGAGATAGCGGAGCATATTTAGTATCCGCTTGATATATACATTTAATCATTTTAAAAGGTGTAAATAAATGAGTTTTCTTGATAGTCGCACGTGGGAAGCACAAAAGAGGCCAGAGAAAGACCCCGAAAAGGTAAAAACTAGATATCAAGACATATATGAAGAAAAGGGTGCATCTGCATTTGCTGACCCAGTTCATAAATCATATCCGATAGATACTTATGAGCATGTAAGAGCAGCTATCGCTTATTTCTCTAAGCCGAAAAATTACAGGAGATATAAGCCGGAAGAGAGAAAGTGGATATGGAATCGCATAGTAAAGGCAGCAAAGAAGTTCAAGATAGAAGTATCAGAGCCTGAATGGTCCGATTAAACAAAAGGAGAGAAGCCTCTTTGAGTCGTCTTGCTGTCTCCCCTTTACTGTGTATTATCTTTGGGGCATTCTTAATAATCGACAAATTATTTTTACATCTAATCTTTTTTGATTATGATAAAATTGGACTTGGATGGCTTAATCCGTATTTTTCTCATCTTATTTGGGGGCTTCTCTTACTTATGGCAGGACTGTTTGATGTGATAAGAAATGAGCGCCCTTAATCAAAAATGGTGGAGACGATGGAGAGAGAAAAGAGAAGGTCATTGGATAACCAAAGAGGATAAACACATATATATAAGAGATAAGAAAGAAGAGGATAGGGATGATGTTTGGGCTTTAGTGAAGAAACAGATTATGAGAGAAGTGGAATATACAGAGGATTGGGAAAGGTCGAACCTCTCGAAGAAAAAAGCACCTTCCAAGAAAAAATCAAAATAGTTGATGTAATTGAAGTAAAAGGGGCATCAATTGTGGATATACGCGTAAAGTTCGACTATCTCGATGAGCCAATTAGCTTATGTTATCCTTCGTCTATGCCCAAAGAATACATTATCAATGATATCCAAAAAACGTATGATTTAATTAAAGGGAACAAAAATCCTTCAGAACTGAAGGATTTAAAAGACTTAACATTATAGGGGGAGAGGGGAATAAAGGACGTGAAGAACGCCGAAAAAACTAATTGTCTTCTGTCCTTGGCCTAGCGTCCCCTCTCCTTCCACAAAACTGCTAGGCAATAATGATATTTAAAAGGATATATTTAAAGTTTTCAAATCTTTAGGTGAACAAAATTTGCCCGTATTAGCAAGTAGTGCCGTGATTGCTCAAGAATTTAGTGGAGCATCTATTTCATCAAGCGTAATTACAATTTATGGAGTAGGGCATGGAAGACCTTATGCCATCCGAGACATTAATCAAAATAACGTTATCTGTGATGTAGCTACTACTGATGACGTGATTATTGATGTAAGCGGATTGTCTTTGCCTATGGCCGGCTATATTGTTGTATATACTCTGCAAGGGCTTAGTGCTTCTCCCTGGTGCTTCTTAAAGGTTAATCAAATCTATGGGGGGGATATATATCGTGTTATTAGAACCAATACATATAACCCTCCGGTCTTGCAGGGCAAGATAACAACAAGGGTAGATGGAGCAAAAAAGCTTTTGACTCCTTCGCAAATTGTTTCTTTGATTAATCAGGGAAAAGACGTAGAAGTTATTGGCGATAGTGTCTAAATTCTTAAGGACTTTGGAGATAAGGGTAAAGATTTAAATATATGGACAGAAAGCTTATAAGACAGAGAAAATATGTCCTTCGAGACCGAAATACTAAAATATGAAAATCAAATTAAAGACTTAATGGAAAGAATTCATGAACTCAGCCCTACTCGTATAGTCTATAATGCTATTGAAATTAATGGTGAAAAGCACCTCTTATATGGGGCAACATTTGCTTCTAATGGGCGCCTTGAAGGTCTCGAAGTTAAGAAGGTAAAAGATTCAGTAGAAGCTGAGCTGTGGGAGCTTGTTCGTCAAAGAGAAGACTTACTCTTTGAATATGACAAGTTAGTTAAGACTCAAATAAAAAGTGGTTGAAATATGTGTCATATAGACCGAAAGGGAGACGTAATAGCTACCTGCAAAATATATGCTGAATTGAAAGGAGAATTAACGACTGCTCAAACTCAAGAAGTGGCCGACTTAATTAAAGAGCTAACAGACAAATTGGCAAAACATTACGACCATTCTTGGGCGATGACTATTCAATACGATAAGTGAACGTGAGTTTAAATGAGTGAGGAGATAGACGCCGTTCTTAGAGCTTATGGTCTTAGAGGCTTAAAAGGGGCGGTGGAAAAAGAGGGAAGAGTAGCAACTTATCGTACAGCACCTACTAGAGTTCAGGAGAGATTTCTAAAGGAGGACTCTTTTGAATCTTGGCGTGATGAGGATTATTGGAGTAGTGTTGCTAAAAGATATTTAGCTGACCTTGGAATAGGTTTTGTAGTTAGCCCTTGGGTAGCTGGATGGGAACGTATCTGGGGAGCTACGCCGATTGAGGACTACGCACGTTATAAGGAAATGTACAGTGTCCATAAAGACAGACCTCTAATTATTCTTTGGAACAAAGAAGTAAAAATCTTTACTTTTGAAGAACTCTGGAATGAACTTGCCAAAAAATTCAAAGTTCAATACAATGGACAAGAAGAAATTATTATCATACCTTATCAACAGAATAAGAAGGAAGAGGAACAATTTACAATTAAAACTCTTTCCGCTTTGAATCGTTATTGTGGACTAAAGAAAGACCAAACGGCTTCAAGGAGTCATTATGGAGCATGGAGAAGAATAAACTATATCGTAAGACATAGATTTACTGGAGACTTAATTAGATTACAACAGAGAAATGGAGAAACAATCGTAACTCCTAACCACTCTGTTTATGACGAAAATTTCAATCTTGTCAAGCCAGAATCTAATCCCAATCTCATGAAAATACGGAGAATCGCTAAGTTTGAAGAGTTGCCTGAAAGAGATGAACTTATAATTGATATTCCGCTCATTACAACTGTTAGTAAAAAGGTTCCAATGCCGAATGGAGGGTACAGAATACGCACTTATCAGACACAATATGTAGTTAGTAGAAAACTCTCGGGGGTAGCACTTCAGAATTTTGCGTATTTCTTAGGTGCATACGTTAGTGAAGGATACATATATTATAAGGATGGTAAAGCAAAAGGCATTACAATTTCTAATTCCGACAAACAATATTTGCAAAGACTGGCAACTTATGTTCCATCTTTTATGAATAGACCTAACGCTCCAATCTATAAGGAAGGAAGGGTATATGCGCTTACCATTCTCAGCAGAGATTTGGCTCAAATTGTTGAGCAATATTGCGGAAGATACTGTAAACACAAGCAAGTTCCATCATTTATTTTTACTGCACCAAAGGAAGTCAAAAAGGCATTTTTAGAAGGCTATTCATTTGGAGATGGACTAAAGAAAGCTCTATTAAAGGGCGTATATAGTGGAACGACTATTTCCCCCAAACTTGTTGCTGGACTAAGTTTGCTTTTCACTCAGCTTGGTTCCTCTTTTGGAATTTCTTATGGCTTAACAAAAGGCAATAACAGAAGCTATGAAATAAAGCAAACCAAATGGTATACAAATCTATATAGAAGGAACAAAATAGAGAAAATAGCTTATGACGATTATGTTTATGACATTGAGGTAGATGGACTACACAATTTTGTTGATGGTGTCGGGCTTGTTGTCCTTCATAATACTAGGGTGCCTTTTATATCATCTGCCATCGATTTACAAGTCAATCTTTGTGCTGCTAAAGGATTTATAATTAGTTATCAAGGACCAGAGGAGGTTAAAAAAGAAATTGAAAAACATCTAGAACGCTTTGATATAAATAATCTAGCACGCATAATTTTTACCGATATGCTTGTGTTTGGCAATGCTTATGTTGAAATAATTAGAAGATGGAGATGCAAGTCAAAAGACCACCAAGAATCTGACTTACCTTCTCTCTCGGATAATCCAGACTATCGAAAAGTAAATGGTGGCATTATATTCGAGACTGATTTGAGAGAAAAAGCAGTAGAACATCTGCAAAAGTATCCAGACCACGAATTTGAGAGCAAATATGGCGAGGTTATAGCTTTAAAGCCATTAGACCCCTATTACATGCGTCTTAACAGGGACCCTTGGGGGTCTCACCCTCCAGATGAGAGGTTAATATTCTTCAATGATAATAGGCTTGTTCTAGAACCGCTGGGAGAATATGTTAGCAAAAATGCTACCAAAGAAAATACTTCTTATATCTCAAATGAAACAAGACTAATACAGCACCCGTTTATCTTGCCAAGCATGGAAAAAGATAAGGTCGTCCTTAACGTCTCGCCACACCTTATAGAGCACTATTATTCAGGAGATATGTATGATATTTATACTATGTATGGTTCAAAGGTAAGGGCGACGGGTAACCATAGTGTCTTTACTTGGAAACCGAAGCACAAGAATCATACATTTCCTGGAGAACTTGAATTAAAAGAGACGAGAGATATTAAAGTAGGAGATTATGTATTAATATCAAGAAAGTTTCCTGTTTTCAAAGAAGTGCCTTTAGATATTAAAGTTTCAAGAATTTTTATGGAAAACATGACTATTGAGGAGTTACATGACTTTGGAATACAATCTAATTCTCTTAAAGTTGAGGACTATAAGAACAAACTGCTTGAATATCTTAGAAAAAAGAATATTAAATACCCAGAACTAGACTATAATCATTATAAGAAGAAGCATATCCTACCTCTTGACTTTGTTAAAGAAGCTAATATATCTGTACCAGATGATGCCATAATAATAGGATGGCATGCAAAGACAGAAATAAAAGATAAATTAGAACCAAACGGACTACTCTATCTTCTTGGTCTTCTCTTATCTGACGGTTGTCTTTCGACCGATAACAAAAGAACTGGTAAAGTTCTATTTTCGGGAGATTCGGTAGAGAATAATACTTTCTTAGAGGCTTGGCTTAAAGAAAACTCAATAAAGTTCAGCAAAAAGATTGATAAGAGAGAAAGACTTATATGGAAAGAGCAGAAGAATCTAGTTTCTGTTCCCAATCTTTCCATTTACAACCGTGCTCTCTACTCTTTATGCAAACTTTTGTTACCTCAAGAAAAGAAGTTGCCATCGTGGCTATATACTTTGCCTCTCTCACAATTAAAATACTTTATTAAAGGTCTTTGGGATGGAGACGGATGGCATAAAGACACTAGGATAACTTTCAGATACTTTACGAGAGATAAGAGATTAGCAGAAGATTTGATTCTCCTCCTTAAGCGCTTTGGAATAGTCGCTTCTCTTAGTATGAGGGAGGGAAGAGGAAAGAAGCTCGATTATGATGTTCAAGCTTATGTCGAGCCATTAGATATACTTGACTGGGACAAAGGCGTTAAGCAAAGAACTAGAGCGTCCGCTTATGGAGATTTTCTTATAGTAAAAGTTAAGAAGATAGAGAAGTCCTTTTATAAGGGACCAGTATACGACTTTGAAGTGCCAGGCTCTGAAAGTTATCTCTCTTCCTCTGGTATCCTAGTGCATAATACGGTGCTGGGATATATCCAACTATTAACTGTTCCTCCTGTAAAGTTTACAGCAGACCAGATATTACATATTAGATTTAAAGCGAAGAGTTGGAATTTCGAATCGGCCTATGGCACGAGCATCCTAAGGAGCTTACTTTTCCACGAAGCCCTTATCGATGAACTTGAGAAGAACATGGGGGCAATTGTCGCCACTTATTTGAAGCCTATGCTTGTTGTGAAAATTGGTAGTGCTGACCCCAATGCTCCTGAAATTACTGACGAGCAATATGATGCGATAGTTAAGGCTTTTGCTGGAAGACAAGCTACTACCGATATTTTTGTCAGGCAGGGCTTAATAAATGACGTAATTACCATTAACCCACCAATAGCAGGCGTTCAAGCAGGTGAGTGGTGGCTCAATTATCTCAAAGAGCAGAGAGAATTTGCTTTAGGAGTTCCAAAGATTTTTGCTGGGCAACCAGAGAAATCGAATAGAGCAACCGCTCAAATGGTTATGCAAGAGTTCATTACAAGATTAACTTCTCTCCAAGAGAGCTTCTCTTCTCAATTTGAGAAGCAAATATTTGTTGCAATTATTAAGTCGAAGTTTGAGAACTGGAAGGAATTAATAGACAAGTTTGGAATACCGAAGATATCATGGAACCCAATAATTGAGGAAGACCCAACGCAGACTTTACAGTATGCGGTTCAAGGATGGTCAGCGGGCTTACTTACTCGAGACGAGGCAAGAAAGAAATTAGGGTTGCCTCAGTTAGATAAGAACGTCTATGGGAACATTGGTGATATGATTTTGAGGCCAGATTTAGCACAACAGGCAGCCCTTCATGGCGGACTCAATCCTTCAATAGTTCCAGCAGGAGGAGCAGAGGTTGGTCCAAGGGGTCCGCAAGACCAGTTTAAGAAGGTTCAAGACTTACAAAAAGAAGAAACTCCAGAAGGAATCGAAGAGAAATTATCTGAGGCAATAGATAGCGGAATAATAACGGTAGATGAAGCTCGTCAATGGCTTGAAGAGAAAGGTGAAGTAACGCCAAAGAGGAGAAAGAAATGAAACTCAAATCTGTATCCCATCCTAACGTGGTTACCAAAGAAGAAGGCTATAGAATATGCCCTACTTGTGATGGTAAGGGAGTAGTCTTTGATTCGTTAAATAATCCGCATCTTTGCCCCAAATGTGATGGAGAGAAGAAAATAAAGATTAAAACAAATGTCTCTAATGCAAGCGAAACAGATAGAGATACGACAGTTTTAACGTTTAGAGGTGCTTGAAATGAGAACCGATGCCCGCAAGGTACCAGTCAAATGCCAGATGTGTGGCTATATAACTGTTGTCTATAATGACTCATGGATTTGGTTCTGCCCTACTTGCGGTGGTACTCATTTCGATGTTGATAAATATATGGTAGGAAAAGACGAATATTATCGGCAAGAAAGAATAAACAAAGTAATTCCACTTCAAAAGGTTCAGCAACAGCTTTGGGGAACTGGACACTATCCTCATGATGACAAAGAGAAAGAATATCAGAAGATAGTATTTTCTCAGCTTCCTCCAAAGATACGTCCTAAACCGAGGTGGTAATATATAGATGAAATGTGATAATTGTAATTATGAGATGACAAATATGAATTCATGTGCCTATGTTTGTCCTAATTGTGGGACAAAAATTGATTGTTCGGACTGGTGAGAAAGTAAAATGAGTTGTTTAGATGCTAATAAGTGGAAGGCTCTGATGATGACCGATATGATGATTAGTGACAAACCAGCCATAGCATATCCTCTATTGCCTAATAAGAAAGGCAAGATTAAGATTAAGATAAAGAAAGAACTAAAAAAGAAAGAATGCCCACCCTCTTTAATGACTAAAGAAGAGTGGGACAAAATTAAGGAAATGACAGGAGAAACGGAAGAGGAGGACTACTCGAGCCATCCTCTTTATGAGAGGTGAAAGATTAGTTGCCAGGAATCGATGAATCTCCCCAACAGTGGAGATATAGAGTTAATGACCCCAGTAGATATAAGAGAATGCGCTATGGAAAAGACGTTTTTGGGGAGGGTATAGATGTGATATGGGGAGTAACGGATGATGGAAGAGCAGAAGTGCAAGCACTTAGGTTCAATAAGGACAAATTCAAAGATAAGAAATCCGTCCAAGATTGGATAAAGAAACATCAAAGCGAATTAAGGCAAATGAAAGCGAATGAAATAGAATGGAGTAGTTTCCTCTCATCGTATAAATATAATGAATTGACTGGGCTATCCCTCTAAGATATCAAAGGAGCTTAGACGGAGAGATGGACTGGAAAGATACTAAAGATTGGTATATATGTCAAATCGGAAATAGAGAGACATACAAGAAGACACTATTTAAGAAAGCAACTATCGATAGTCGAGTTAAGATACTATATGGGAAAGATGGGAAGAAAGTAGGTATTCTTCAAATACTCTTCCCCAAAAAATATTTTACTCTATATGATGCTCAGTGGTGGCTCAAGAGTTATACAGCCTCTCTTGCTCTATCTAGTCAGCTAGGCTCTCTTAACGCCTATGAAGTCGAATTTATCAATTCCTATTCGCAATACGATAGCGCTTTAATAGCCAAATATTCTGGTATACCATCTCTCCAATTCATTTGGAAGAAGGGGAATAGCTTGCTGAATCAAAAAGAATATGAAAAGGTGAAAGACGAATGTCAGAAAATATAAGAACTAAAAGAGATGAAGACCTATTAGTTGTCCTAAACCGAGAAGTTGGAGAACTTAAAGTATTAGTTACAGAAATAAATGAGCATGCCAAAGAAAATATAAAATCTATCAATAATATAGAGCAAAATATCGGCAAAATAGAAGCTCATATAAACAAATTAAATGAAGAGCATGGGGTTCTTGTTGTTCGTATGGACGAATTAGAAGAGAAAGAACGAAAGAGAGAGGAATGGCAAAACGAATGGGACATAAGTTGGAAGCATTTTAAGACGACACTTAAACTTACGGTTTCTGTAGTTGGATTTGTAGTAACCATTCTTACTCTCTTAAACCTTTGGAACTTAGTTGCCGGGAGGCTTTTGCCTTGAGCTATTTAAATGTATTTGAAAAGTTTAATGTCAATGTAGCTCCCAAATATTTGGAGATAAACAGAAGGCTATTCCACGATATTCTTTTGATGAGCGCCTACACCCGACAGACTAAGGAGGAGAGTGGGGGCTTTGTAATACGGGGGAAGCATGGACATATAGGAGTTGTAGCAGTTCAAATCGGGAAGGATAGAGAGATTAATCTTTATCCTTCTGAAACCTTATATAGTGGCGAAGAGTATTTAGGGACTTATCACGCGCATCCAGTGACAAATACATTTAGTATAGCGGATGTGGCTACTTTTCTTTATGACCGCAACGAGAAAATAAGTTTAAATAGTGGTGATGATAATAGCATAAATGCAACTATAAAGACCCCTCAAACTATTCAAATTAGTAAAGAGGACATTTCTTTCCTTGAAAAGAACTTTAAACAGGAGGATATTGCTAAGTTAGCAAATATATATCACTTTCTCTATTACAAAGGAAAAAGTAATTCACGTATATTAGAATTACAAAATGACGGTATGACCACAACAGAAAAAGAAATGTTTGATGATTTCGTTAGAAATATTAGAGGACTTCCACGAATACCAAGAACGTGGGTGAAAAAGAAACCGAAAGTTCATCAATATTTGTTTAGTGAGTGATGGAAAATGGATATGAGAATTGTTTATTACGCATCGATTACTCCAGCAGTAGATGCTGAGACACAAAAGAAAATGCTAGCTGAATTTGAGCAATATAACAAACTTCCTCCAGTTCTTAAAGTAAAAGGAGTAGCTATTGATGCCTCGGTTAATAAAAACCGTTGGAAAGTTGAACCGGAAGATTTAGATTATCTTGTAGAAGAAGCAAATAAAAGAATACAGAACCCTCTAGGTGGAATTCAATACCGCTTAGACCATAGTGAGAATGTAAGGAATATAATTGGCAAGGTCAATAAATATTGGAGAGAAGGGGATAAAGTCTATTATGAGGCAGAGACAGATGACCCAGATATAATTCGCAAAATCTTAAGAAATTATATCAAATTTGATAGCATCCAAATTGATAGTTCATCTGCTTATTGCTCATATTGTCTAGAAGAACTTAAGGCTGGAAAATATAAGTCTGAGGAAGAAATGATTAAGAAAGGATTACTTAGAACTAGAGATGAGAATGGAGTATTAATGCATTTACATCAAGGAGCTTACGAAGTCGTTAGAAAGCCAAAAGTGCGTGAACAAAGCCTAGTAGCAACGCCAGCCTATGACTCGGCTATAACTGTTCCTATTGGCTTTAGTGCAGCAATCGATAAGCTAACGGAAGACCATTCTTATATAGAATTGACGCCTATTGATGGTCAAAAGATTGAAAATATATCTAATAAAGAGGAAAAAGCTGAGAAAAATATAACAACTGCCGAAAATGTTTATATAGGAGATAAGAAAGAAAAGGAGACAGAGACTAAACCAAAATTGGGTGAAGTCTCTTCTGATGAACCCAAGAATTTGGGTGTGGGGATTCTAGCCCATAGGGACAATGAATCCGACATAACGACAAAAGCGATTGAAAGGAAAGGAGTGTTTGAAATGTCTGAAAGCAAGGCTGAAGAGAAAGTAACTCTTAAGTCCGATGCGGTTCAGAATCTGTCTTCGCAACCAGAGAAGAGTGCTCCAGTAGACTACGAGAAACTTATCAATGCGTTTACTCAAGCTCTAGATAAGCTGAGTGACGTTGAAGGAATACAGACGAAGCTGGAGGAACTCTCCAAGAAATACGAAGAGCTTGTAAAGAAATACGAAGCCAAGAAGGAAGAGGAAGAAGAGGAAGAGGACGAGGCAAAGGTTAAGAAGGAAGCCAAGAAGAGGGATGAACAGCCTCCGGAGGACTCTGACGAAGAGGAAGAGTGCCCTCCGAAAGAAGAGGAGGATGAGGAAGAGGCTAAGAAGGCTTCTACTGTTGGCAAAGGCTTAATCTCCGCTTCTCCTGCAAATCCCGAGAAGGACAAGCTCGTTCCTGATTGGTTCGTAGAGCTTTACAAGGCTCATAAGAAGAATGTCTCTCCTTTTAGAGGGTGAATAAAATATGTCTTCAGCAACTCTCTTTGGTAGTTTGGATGGAACCTCTCCTCTAATTGCAGACAGATGGCTCGTTACTTTCATCGCTGGCGATTCAACGCTTACAACTGCTGGTAAGGTTTGTAAGGTAGCTTCAAGTGGTGGATATGTTACTGCTGCTACTGCAGGAACCGATATACTTCTGGGCGTAGTTGTAGTTCCAGGAGCTTCTGGTAGTAGAGTAACTGTTCAGACACGTGGCATAGCAAAGGTAACAACTTATGCTGGCACTACGGCTGGGCAGTTAGTTATACCTGACGCTTCTGGTGGAGTAACTTCTGTTGCTCTTTCCGCTCTCTCGACTCCTGGACAAGCATATCCACGTGGAGTGGCTCTTACAACCCAATCGACTAGCGGTGGTAGCGCGTACATATTGCTTTGGTGATAATGTATGGCTTTAGTTAGAGACGCTTTCACATGGGTCGATACTGGTGCTATCGCATATCCAGCTCTATACAACAGAATAATTCAGCTAACCATGCCTGCTCTGAAACTAAAGCAGTTGCTTCCTGAATTTCCGATACTTCAGGGTAGAACTGCTACGTTTGTCAAGGAGTCAGGTAGCAGAGCTGCAGCTATAACTCAAGTCGGGGAAGGTGCTGAGGTTGCGATGGACTTTACGAATTATACTTACTTTACTGTCACACCTTACAAGGTGGGCATAAGGGAAAGGATAACTCGTGAGACCATCGAAGACCTATATATCCCCGTTATTGAGTCTCAGCTTGCTCGTCTTGCTAGACGAATGGCTTATACTATCGACAAGGACGTTCAAACTGTCATTTCAAATGGAGCTGCTAATTCGTTCTCCGCTACAGGAGTAACGATTGCTTACACCGGTACTGCGACTTCATCTCCCGGTACGATAGGAGTAAACGACATCACCCAAGCAAAGTCTGTAATCGAAGGCTATTCGCTAATTGCTGATAGCTTCGCATTACATCCGTTGAACGCCAACGATTTAACGAGACTACCGCAGTTTGCTTCACAAGACATCTTCGGAACAAGTGTTTACAAGGAAGGACTTGGTTGGGAGACTGGTGCTGTCGGTGGAGTCATGGGTCTTGACTTCTACATCACACCAATTGTGCCTGCTGGAGAGGCTTATGTGCTAAGCACGGGTAAGAACTTATCTGCTGCTTATGCACCTCTGGGCTTCTTTGCGATTAAGAGGCCGTTGGTTATAGATGTGGACTTCAAGAAGGAATACGACAGCTACGACGTAGTTGCCACAACTAGGTATGCTCCTGTAATCACTTACGGAGAGTCTATTGTGAAGATACTCGGTCTTAGGACAAGCTAAACGTTACTTTCAATTCCATATCATATTTAATTGGGGTAGGGCTATAATTAATTTAGTCCTAACCCTCCACCCCCGTTTTTAGGGTCTTACTCCTTTTTTAAGGAGAGTGTACAAAAAGATGTCTGCCTCTACTAATGTGCAAGATAAATGTACAATAAAGATAACAAGAGGTGGAAAGAAACGAATAAGGAGAGCGATAAAAGATTGGATTCGACTGAATATAATGGCACGGGTAGGATGGTAGGCTACTGCACAATCAGAGCGTATCGTGGAGACGAAAAGATATTCGAGGAAACCAGAAAGAACATAATTACCAACGCTGGATTTGACTTATGGTCAGCAGTGCTTGGTAATTATTCCGACACTACATTAGGTTTGGGGTTTATTGCCGTAGGGACAGGAACGTCCGCTTTTTCTGCTGGCTCAGTAGCATTGACTGCAGAATTTACACGAGGTTCTGCAACTTATGCCCACACTGGTGGAACCCAAACGTTTACGGAAACAAGAACGTTTGGTACAGGAACTTTTGCAACAGGTGGAACTACCATAGGAGAAAGCGGTGTGTTCAACCAAGCTTCATCGGGAACTATGTTCTCAGCAACGAATTTTACTACGATTACGCTTTATTCCAGCGATACGCTACAAGTGCAATGGACATATAATCTCAGCGGTAGTTGATTACACAACACTAACCTACTGACGGTAGTTGATAGTGTTGTGTATGCCACGTACCCTTGCTATGGAACATAGACGTAAGATTAGCGAAAGCATTAGACAATTTTGGGCTTCTTATACACCTGAACAAAGAAAGAAACACATTGAAAATAGTAAGAAAGCAACCAAAGAAGCTATGGCGCATCTTCCTCCAGACAAAGAAATCAAGTTACACAGCAGATTAGGAACTCATTATATCATGTCAGAAGAACGTAAGAGACATATTAGTGAAGCCAAAAGAGGAAAGGCTACATGGAATAAAGGGCTTCATCTTTCTGAAGAACACAAACGCAAAATCTCGTTATCTCAAAGGGGAATTAAGTGTCCACAAAGAGCAGTTAAAAATAAGTCCATACTTCACGAAAACATTTGTAAGGCAAGAAAAACTATGGCGCTTAATGGTCATAGAACTAACATTGAACTTGAGGTAGAACGAGTACTTAAAGAGAGAGGCATTAACTTCATTTCTGAGCATCCTTTAAACGGAAAAATTGTAGATTTTTACATACCTTCGACTCACACGGTTATTGAGGTAGATGGAAAGTATTGGCACAGAGATTATGACAAAGAACGCATCCGCGATAATGTTATATTGAATTCTAATCTTGTTTATGATATTATTCATTTGCCAGAGGAGATGGTATTTACTAATGAGTGGCATTTTCTATTGGGGAGGAGATAACGCTTGAGTTATCAACCTCAGCAAGCTGCCACTACGCTCTATTTTTACAATTCTACCGCAAGTAACGTACATCCTAGCGTCAAGCAAACTACCCTTTCTATGACGCAATACGTTGCTAGCACTTTGGGAGGAGGACAAGATAGCCCAACAGCCATTTATCCTCTAAATATGGGAACTACGATTGGTAATGGTTCTGTAACTATACTTCAGAGCATTACGGAACCCGGAGCAAAGCATCACGCTTGGTTTAAGGCTTTTGTCAGTCCCCCCTTAAGCGGAAATCAAACCATTCAAAGTAGCACTGTTGGATTTATTGCCGACTTCAACGAAGGTAACTCATCACATAACATGATGCCGAAAATAAATCTTTACGTATGGAAGAACGACAATACTGGGATAAGAGGGACGCTAATAAGCAACCGAAGTTCGACAATAGAAGCTCCTACTGCCTTTGGAACGTCAAAGGTTTATCTAAGTAGCATAGGAGTAACGACTGTTTCTGCGGTAAATGGAGACACAATAGTATGCGAAGTGTTCGTTTACGATAACTACTCAGGGACAAGTGCCTATAATCACGGCTTAGCGATAAATGGGAAGTCAGGCTCAAGTGCTGCCAGCAGACTAGAATTTAGTCAGGCATTATCTTTCTTACAAGCAACTAATGCAAGCCTTAGCCTTCTGTCTTCTGCTTTCACACAAGGTCTCTGGAATAGAGCAGTTAATTCGCAAAGGAGCTTCAGTTCTATTCTGTTAAATGCTCCAGCCTCTACAAGAGCAGCCAATTATTTGAGAGAGCAAATATCTACCATCTCTTTGCTTAGTCAATTATCCACTCTTATAGTCAAGAGCAAGGAGCTTATTTCAAATCTCTTTGCCTCTTCTCTTTTGAGCAAAGGTGCAGGAGTGTTTAAATCGTTATCTTCAACTAACTTTATTTCATCTTCAATAGCTAAATTGGCTAACTTTACTAGGGCTTTCTCTTCTCAAGCATATATGTCCTCTGCCATCTCTAAGAGCATAAGCCGTCTTTTATCTTTACTAAGTTCTATGTATGAGGTGATAACTACATCTCTTTCCAAAAGCTTATTCCGTCAGTTTACGAGTAGCAGTTTTATCTCTGTCTCAATTAGTAAGATTGTAAGCCTATTAAAGAAGCTAAGCCAACCTTCTTTCGTTCTCTCGACCATAAGCACGACTACCCTAAAGTTCTTAGGAGTGGCTAGTAGCTTAATTGGGTTAAGTAAGATACAACGAAGCATATTAAAAGTAATATCGTCAAGTCTCAATTCGTTAAGCTCGAAGGTCGTCAGCATTACAAAAAGTATAAGGCAATCTCTGCTCTTGTCCTCAACTACTGTGAAAATTATTAGTTTGTTTAAGTCGTTCCTCTTATCTTTATATGCTCTAAGCTCTGTTTCTGCTTTAGTATCTAAGTTCCTTTCTTTAGCCTCTTACTCATATATTTCGTCTTCTCTGACAAGGGGATTGAGTATATTAAAGAGCTTCTCATCTAGTTTGTATGTAAAATCTATAAGGACAATTAGTATTGTAAAGAATTTGTTTGCTTCTTTATTTGATAGTTCTGTAATCTCGAAAGGGCAGGGCTTATATAAGGCTTTTGTCTCACCTCTATTGATTTCAAGTAGCCTAAGCAAGATTATTCAATATGTAAGGGCATTATCTAGTACAAATCTCATTACTTCGTCAATAAGCAAGAGTATAAGCCTTGTAAGGCAATTGGTCTCATCTCTCTATGATATTAGTTCGGTTAAGAATGCAATTAGCAAATTTGTTGCAAACGTCTCAAACCTTTACGAAAGCTCCTCTCTAAAGAATACATTACAGCTTATGAAGACTATTGGGCAAAGCTTATATATTGCCTCAGCAATTTCTAAAACGATAGAGAAGAGCCTAATTATTTTCACATATATTGGTAGCACGGTAACAAATCTCATACAAAAGATGATTTCAATTGTAGAAAGTGTTTTCATAGAAGCGACACAACTTGCTCAAAAGTATATGCCTCCAATGGTCGCGAAAGTCAGAAAGGTTGTGAGGAAATACGTGGGGGGTAGCTAATAATGCCGTCTGTTGTGGGGACAAGCACGGCCAGCTCAGCCACCTATTACCCATCTCAACGTAAGTCCTTCTACGCAAATGGAAGGTTCTGGGTCTTCTACTTCGACGGCACGAACATGGTTTACCGAACGAGTACGGACGGCTCGACTTGGACATCTGCGACGACAGTCAAGGCAGTGACTGCAGGAAACCAGTTTAGCATATGGTTTGATGGAACCTATCTGCACTATGTTTATGCCTATGCCTCTTCTCTTTATTATCGCCGTGGGACTCCAAACTCGAATGGGAGCATTACTTGGAGTGCGACAGAGCAGACGGTTTCAACTACCTATAACTACGCCCTTTATCCTGTCATTTCAACCGACAGCAACGGCTATGTTTGGATTGGCTATTACGAATATACCGGTACGTTTTATTATCCCTACATCATTAAAAGCGGAAACAATGATGGGACATGGGGTTCGACACCTAGTGGTTTCCCCTATCAGCTTTCATCAACTAACGCTATTTGGAATGTGATTCCAGTTCCCCTGACAAGCGGAAAGATGCTTGTCATTTATGCACGGACTAGCGCGAGCCTTACCATGCAAGCGTGGAACGGTAGCGCGTGGGGTTCGGCGGTTACGACCGTCTCGACCAATCAATATTACTATTCTTTCAGCGCCGTCGCTCAGGGCGATAACGCCCACATCGTCTTCCTGAAGGCCACCACTTACGACATAGTCTATACTAAATACACATATTCGACAAACAGCCTCTCGACTGAAACGACACTTGTGAGTGGGGCAACATCCACTTCGGCTCCAGTAATGAGTATAAACCCAAATACGAATGACCTTTACGTATTCGTAGCCACCAAGACGACTGGAACGCCGACGGGATGGACAGCAAACCACATATACTACACGAAATACACGGACTCAACTTCGACATGGGGTAGCTGGGTTGATTGGATAAATGAAGCGACAGAGGTTCTTACTTCTGAGGATGTCCTGACGTCCTTCTACCAAGCCTACGGGAACAAGATAGGGCTGGAATATGAGACCAAGACGGCCTCGCCTTACAATGTAAAGTTTGCATTTTCATCATTATCTATTTCTCAGAGCTTTAGTTCAACATTATGGGCTAGTGGTTCTCGCTCTTCTTCGATGAATTTATATAAATCTTATATTTCAGCATTATGGGCTAATGGTTTGCGCCTTTCTTCGATGAATTTGGTCAGACCTTATTCTGCCTCAACTTTTCTCTTATCCCTCAAAAGTTTTGGTGTAACGAAGGTGGTTCCACCTGCCAAATTGCTTTCTCTTAGTTCTTTATCTAATGTAACCACGCGAATTAAGAGCTTTGTCTCTAACCTTTATAAGACAGGAGTCTCGGTTGTGACTAGAACCGTTAATAGGTATTTCCCCACCTCTCTCTCAATAAGCAAATTTCGCTCTGCTGTTGCCACAGTAGATAGGACGTTTGAGAGGTGGGCTTTATATGGGGTTGCTCAGTATGACGATGATAGATATGACACCTATGAAAGAAGGCAATGGCCATCAATTGCAACGGTGTCATCTTATACGAGAAGCTTTGTTAGGCTCTTTAGTTCGAGCCTATATGCTTCTACCGCATTTGTTAAGAATTTGCTTATTTACATCTATTCGTTTCTAAGTATTGTGTTATCAACGCGGTTAATTAAGAATATTTATAAGGCTTTTGCTAGCAACTTGAGAGTAATAGGCTCGAGGGTCTCTAATGTAACGAAGGCTATATTTGCTCTCTTATATACGTTATCAGCCAGACAATTTGTGCTGTCTATCGTAAAGAAATTAACTGTTTCGTCTTATACCATATCTTCCTTGGTCAAGTCTATTACAAAGCAACTAGCTTCTCTGCTCTACATCCTATCAGTTAGGCAATTCATATTATCCGCTATAAAGAAATTGAGTTCTTCCCTCTATGTTGCCTCGGCTATTGCCAAAAACTTATCCCGTTATATCTATTCTTCGCTATATGAAGGAGCTTTAATTTCATTCATTAAGAACATACTTAAGCTCCTTTCATCTTCTATGTTTGTTCTAAGCAGTAAGCTGACAAATATAACTAAGCTAAATCTGTCTCGTCTATACGCATCAAGCTCAAGGTTCTTTACTTTAAGTGTGATTAGAAAGCCTATATCTTCTCTGTTCTCTAGCTCTTCTGCCACCAAATCTTATCAATTATTTAAGAGCTTTGTTAGTTCTTTACTTTCCTTAAGTGCAATCTCCAAATCCTTAACAAAGAGCATAGTTTCTTCACTCTATCTTCAAAGCGTTAGAACCTTTGTTCTCAACGTTATTAAGAAGGCAACTTCAACGCTTTACTCTCTGTCAAGTCTAATGAAGAACTATCAATTAATTCGTTCTCTGTCATCTTTGCTCTATCTCCAAGCACAATCAACAATTACTAAGAATTTGGTTAGGTTCTTCTCCGTCCTATCTTATCTGTCTTCTTCGATAAGACTAGGAGGTTCAATCTATAAATATCTTACTTCTGAACTTTACACAAGCTCTTCAAAAGTTATGGGAATATATAAGGCTCTAATGTCCTCGTTACTTACAACTCCAATTCGTGTAATGGGTGTTGGGAAAGCTGTATCTTCTGCGCTTTCTATCACTTCAGTTCTTTCAACCTTTAAGTCGGTGTTCCTAAGTATTAGCTCCAATTTGTTCGCCTTATCTAAAATCGCAAAGAATGTAACCAAAATCATATATCAGAATATACTTAATCTGGTAACGGGATTAAGAAAAGACGTAGAAATATACGTAGATGTTGATTTGTTCCTATCGACAATTTCAAAAACCATAACTGCTTTCACTAAGGCATTAAGCAGTTCTCTATTTGCTCTCAGTAGTCTGGGTAAAATTGGAACTTACTTTAGGTCTTTGTCCTCAACCCTCATAGTTCAAGCATTAAGAGCAATAACTGTATTTAAAGCTCTAACGTCTTTGCTAAGAATATCTACAGCCATAGCGACTCAATCCTTTAAGGCGATAGTGCTAGCTCTCACTCTCTTTGTCTCATCTTCTTTGTCTAAAGTGGCGTCAGTTAAGAAGTACCTCTCTCAATTGCTTTATACAAGTATTTCAATTGGCACTTTCTTGGGATACCAAATCCTGTTGTCTGTTTATCTAAAGGTCACATCTTCTCTCTCTAAGGTGGCTACAGTCATTAAGAAGTTATCTACAATACTATATGCTCAGTCCATCATCAGCCTTACGAGAGTCTTCTATCGCTTCTTTACTGCCAATCTTAATATTGGTATAAGTTTTGTTAAAAATCTGTTCGTTTATATCTATTCTCGTCTTAATTTGAATGCACTAGTAACAAATATAATAAGCCGTATCAAATCTCTTGTCTTTAATCTTGCAGTTATTGCAACCAAGACCTTCCAAATGAATATCACAAGAGCTTTCACTGCAAAATTATATCTCTCCTCGGTTAGACAATTTATAGTTTCTGCCATCAAACAATTAACTGCCTCACTATACGCCTTATCAGTTAGAAAGTTCGTATTGTCGATTATAAGGAAATTAGACGTTCCCTTATACATCTCAGCAATTGGAGAACTTAGGAGAACAGTTATAAGAACGTTAAGTACAAACTTATATCTTAGTTCTGTCGTACTCAAAACAATTGGCAAGTATTTCTACTTATCCCTGCATATTTCGAGTGAAATAGGCAAAATCATAAGCAGAATTATTACCTCTGTTCTAAGTATGTTATCAGAATTTCAATTCTTCTGGAAGCTCATATATGTTAAGGTTGTGAAGATATCGAAGTTGCTACAAGTCGAGAGTGTTTCTGTCGAGCATTTGCTTAATCTAGAGATACAAAAACTTTATAAGTTACTATCTATAACAATTATTCAGAATAGAAAATTACAGATTATCACGCAGTCTGTTAAAAGATTGCTCAACTTAATTGCAAAGATTGCTGACCGTGTTTGAAAGAGAGTAAGGAGCGATAATTATGTCTTATGGAGACCTGTCTGCTGGAGACTTAATCCAAGCAAGTGTACTTAGCGCCAAGACTATTTGCATTCAATCCTCAGCACCTACTCCTTCTCCCGGTAAGCATTGGTTCGACCTAACGAATAGAGTTCTCTGGTGGTACGATAACGTTGCGGGTTATTGGAGAGGAGGACGCTCCTATGGGACTGCAACCACTTCATCTAACGGATATGTTTGGGTTTCTTTTCCATTCACCTATTCAACCTCTCCCTTCATAAGAGTAGAAGTTTTGGGGAGCTGGGATGGAAGAGTTCAGATTACTTCTCGCTCTACTACAGGATTCGCTATCCAAACAAGAGTTCTTAATACGGGTACTTTCGTTACAGGAGGAGGAACGGGGACTGCTGTAACGGCTGTGGGTAATTTTAACGTTGGTAATGCTGTTACTGCAGTAGGTAGTCTCAATACTGCGACAGGCATTGCCAATATTGGTACAACAACTGGGGTTGAATCTGCCGATAGTTCAGCAAGTTATGTAGCGAGCGTGACTACGAGGTATGCTGCTGGAAGTAGTTCGGGCGATACAACTTACGCCTTTAGCGCGTATACTTTAGGACTACAAACGGTTCCGGCTGCCTCTCATAGTCATACTTTACAAAATATTAGTACTGCGTCTTTTGTAATTAGTAAAAACGCCGATTCAACCGATACATTTCTGAAAGGGAAAAGCGCAGATTCGACAGGTTCATTCTATAACTCTCTCTATACTGGAACTGCCGTTGTGGGATGGGCAAATGGAGGCTCTTGTAGCATTATGTGGGAAGCGTGGTTATAATTATTTGGGATGATAAAATATGAGCGAAATAAATGCTCCGCAACAGGTTTTGGCTGGAAATACCATTCGACTTAGTGTCTTAATTACTGACATCTCAGGTGTAGGAACAAATGTAACTTCGACATCTGGAACGATATACGACTCAAGTGGGACTGCTGTTCAAACAGGGATTGCATTAATTAATGCCTCAACTACACCTGGAAACTATTACTACGATTATACACTTCCTAGTACAGCACCCAAAGGGAAGTGGACTTTCGATGTATATGCCTCATTAGGAGGTAACGTAGGAAGAGGGAAAATGTATTTCACGGTGATTGATTAGGAATGAGTAGCATAGAATATTGTACCTTTAATGATGTGGTATCTCGACTTAACTTAACTGAAGTGAGTAGTTCGCCAGGCACATATTTAATGTGGGGAATAAATGTAGGGGGAGCAACAATTCAAGCCTATGTGGATGATGCTAATGACCAGATATATGCAATAGTTGGAGATGTGCGAGGAGATGAAAAGCGCTTTATTTTGGCGAAATTACTTGCACGTGCAACTGCAATTCTTCGTTTAATTGTCTTTACAACTGGAGGATGGTTAGACACAGCCTATAACTTTAGATTAGGAGATATGAATGTAGAGAAAGGAACGGCAGCTTATAATGCCCTAAAGTCTATAGCGAGCCAAGCTAAAGAGGATATTCTTAGATATAAGGTACAACTTGTAGGGAAGACTGATGGACAGACATCGACCATTACGAGAGACTATTATACCCAAGAGGGGACAGCAATAGGATATTGATGAGATATGTCTTTTATGCTATCTGCCTTTCAACAAATAATTAGCACAAGTGGAATACAGATAACTTGGTCTACTAGAAATACGAATCTCTCATCTAGAGACGCTTATGGACAGCCAACCACTTCCTACTCAAGCCAAACAATCTGGGCTAAAGTAGCTCCTGTCGGAGACAAAGAACTAACTTTCATAGAACCCGGCTTAGTTCCAGGGCATTATATCAAAGTTTATGAAGCCGAAGTAGTCCCCAAACATTTGGACAGAGTAACCTACGACAATATAGTGTTTGAAGTTCGTTCAGTAATTCCTCGCCATTATCAGTCTCAGATAGTCTATTATGAAGTGTTGGCAAGAAGGTTGGAGGATGTACAACAGCAATGAGCGCAAATATTGATATTACTGCTGACCCTGTTTCATGGTTAATCAGTAAGCTATCGGGAACTATTTATGACAGTACTAGCTCTTCGGTGTTAATTAAGGCGTCTTGGCTCTTGAATTTGTCCGAAGTTCCTAGCGTTACTGTTTACCGTAAGACCTCTACGTATCAATGGTTGAGCTTGGCTGGCACTTCAACAGCAAAAAAGAGATGTTACACAATTCTGGGATTGCGGGTATGGGCTAAAAATCCTTTGGACAAATTTACAATTGCCAAAAATTTGCATACTACAATTCATAGTAACGCGAAGGCTTGGAAGGACACAACTACAAATCTAGTATGGATAGATGTGAAGACTGAGAGAGGAATGGATGAACCCCAACGTATTCCTCCTCTATACAGTATAGATGTAGATACAGAACTAATCTATGATGAAGATATCACATTTACTTAAGGTCTAGTAGCGGTAAAAGCTTATATACTCGCAGAATAGAAATAAGTTAGTAAAATTACATAAAATTTTAAAACTAACTAACAACGGTGAAAATATGCCTCGAACTCTATTGGTATGGAAGAAGTTGGTTAGAGTAAATAAGTCAAATTCAAGAAATATTCAGATAAGCAAAAGACTTATAGAAGAAGCAGGGCTTAATCCAGAAGCAGACTTAGTAGGGAAATGGACGGTATGGGAAAAGGGAAAACACATGTTAGTTTTGGAAATTAAAGAAGATAATCAAGAATTTACACAAAATATAGAAGGCGATAGTGTAAATGCTTGATTATTTTTTTGTAAACGTTGTAAAATATATACAAAGATACCCTATATTATATATAGGTGAAATGAAATGAGTTTAGTAAATAGTGGCTATCTAAGCACCATAGGATATGTGCAAGAAACGACTTACGGAGTAGCACCTTCAAGCGCTAGCTTCTCGGTTCTGGCAATTGCAACGGCTGAACCTAACTTAAACGGAAATTACATTCCAATTTACGCACTTGGACAAAGAGCAGCCTATTTTGTCTTACGTGGAAGGAGAGAAGTAGAGGTACGTCAAGAATTCTATCCCCAAGATAAGACTGCGATATCAATTCCAATAAGTTCTTACACAAATAGTTATACACTTTGGTGTCAATACATCAACATTAATGCAAATCTTACGTTAGTCGGTGCAAAAGCTGAGGAAATTACTCTCGTTGGACGAGTGGGAGAACCATTGCGAGCTACTGTCTCATGGTATTGCAAAGATGTTACATCTTCAGCCCCAACTGGAGGAACTATGGGTACTGTTTCAACTAAGACGCCTTATCACTTCGACCGTCAAAGCATAACATACAGCGGTAGTGCTCTTACTGCTGCAACAGACTTTGAGTGTAGAATAAGGAACAACCTCGAAAGGATATGGCAGTTTAATGACGTATCTATTAGGGCTGCACCAGAGAAGAACGTAGAAATAACGGGGACAGTAAGGGTTACTTTGGGAAGCACTGGGCAAATTACCGACTTCTTGGGCGATACTTACTTTGATATGAATATTACTTTGGGAGTAGATTCTGTAACGACTAGCCCAACAATTCTTCAACTATACAGATGCAAGTGGGAAAGAGTACCTATTCCTCAAAGCCCGACAGATATAATTGCTCTTGCTTTGCCTTATCGTGCCTCAAGTGTTTCAATCATAGGTTAAGGAGTGAGCTAGATTGACAGAAACAAAAGAAATAGAAGTGCAAGGAAAGAAGTTCGTCATACGCAGGCTTACTGTTAAAGAGAACTTTGAAGTCAATGAAGCTAAAACAGCAAGCGAGAGGTTTAAGCTCTGGTTGCATCATGGAACTGAACCAAAGATACCTCTAGACAAAATAGACGATATGGATGCCCTTCTTGCAGAAGAATTAAGTTGGGAAATTCAAGATTTTAATCTCCCCCCTTTCGAGACCTTGCAGAAACGCTTGAAGCGTTTAGAAGAGGCACAATCGCTGGGTATTCTTCCGCAACTCAAAGGAACATCATAAATTACGTACTTGCTAGAGAGTTTGGCTGGACACCCAATCAAATCGACTCCCTTAGTATGTATGATGTAGAAATTTTATTGCAATTGCTTAGCGAAGATAAGAAGAAACAAAAAGCCACTATTGAAGATTCTTTAGAGGTGTTTAAAGCCCCATGAGTACCGCTGGTGGTATAACTACAGAAGTAACGTTTGAGGGCTTATATGAAGCTCTTGAAGCTCTAGATATAATCAATCGAGGATTCGGAAACAGCATTGAAGAAGCAATTACAATTGTAGCCCAAGCAGTTCAGCTGAAGGCAAAGAGCTATGCTCCCATCGGCTTAACTAAGAAATTGCAGGACAGCATTCGTATTCTGCCTCCTGAACCTGGGGTAAGAGTCGTGATTGCTGGTGGAACCCCTGAAGTTCCCTACGCTAGAATAGTCGAATACGGAGCATCTGCTCATGAAATTTTTCCGGTTTCAGCAGAAGCATTACATTGGGAAGGAAGAGGGGATATAGCAGACATTACAGAGAAGGGAGAAGATATCTTTGCGAAAAGAGTAGAACACCCGGGCGTATTGCCTCAACCATTTATGCATCAAGCTGCTGAAGCAACTCGTTTTGAGATTCCTGCTTTAGCTACTCAAAGTTTTATTAAGCTAATGGTCGAAGCAAGAGTTGGAGGAAATGTTGTGGTGGAATAATTGGGTGAATAGATGTGGCTGCTGAGGGAGATACTGGTGTTCAAGTAAATATAACTGCAAACGTTAGAGCCAGAGCTGAAGGCATAGAAGCGATACAGCAGATTTACAACGAATTAAGACAAGGAGCAACTTATGACACCGAAATGCAAGCTCGCTTACGAGAAGCAAGGGCTGGCATTGTTGGACAAAACAGAGCTTATTACTCTTTGGTTCTAGCAGAACGAGAACAGCATGAAACTCTCTTCCGTGTTTCACAAGCTTATGCAAAATTTGCAACTGCTCTTGCTCGAATAAATAGTCTCTATACTCAATATGCAGTTATACAAATCAGAAACATGGAGATGGAAAAAAGAGCAGAAGAAGCTACTGAAAAGCGCGTAGAGTTAGAACAAAGAAGGGCTGAATGGCAAAAAACCGTTAATATGCTCCAAGCTGCAGGAATGAGTAATACAGACCAATATCGTCAAGCTCTTTATAACCTTTCGCTTGTGCAAGAAGCTTATAATAAAGCAAAAGAAAATGAAAAGAAAGCTGTAATGGAAGCTCAACGTGCGCAACAGGAGACGGTTCTTTGGACGATAGTGGCTGGAGCACAACTTATTGGAACAATTCAACCGCTTCTCTTAGGCTATACAAGACTAATGGCTCTTTTAAGAGCGCAGGGGATTATTGGTGGAATAAGCGCTCTTGCTAGAGGAGCAGGAACGGCAGCAGTAGCAGCACAAGCTGGAGCTGCTGTAGCTGCACCAGCAGCCGGAACTGCTGCTACAACTGCTGGAGCAGCAGGAGCAGGAGTGGCTGGTGTAACAAGTCTCTCAGCTCTCATAGCACCATTAACTCTTGCTACAACAATGGTCGCATTTCCATTACTAATGGCTAGTATAGAAGAAGCTATTGACCCCGAAGGAGCTAGGAAAAGAACAGAAGAGAGTAGAAGGGCGCAAGAAAGAGCTAATGAGATAATTACGAGAGAAACTGCAAAGCTTGGAGAAGGGCTAGCTTCTCTTTATGACCCAACACAGGCGCTTGCTCAGATGTATATGACTCAATCTATAAGGGCTGGTGTCTTTGTCGATAGATTTTCTGATTTAAACAATACTGTCGATAATACAATTAACATATTTCAATCTTTAAATGATACGGCTGATGAATTCTGGAGAATTACGCATAAAAGTCTAGAGACTCCACCAACGCCTACTTCATATACCCTAGAAGAACCCATGCCCGAATTCGGTTCACAAGAATGGCAAACTTATATGGAAGAAGTTTATGGACTAAGCAGTGATGTCATCCAAAATATAATGACGATGGGAGTACAAACATTTGAGGAGTTTAAGGCTAAATATGAGGCTATCTATGGAACACTAACGCCATCATCACCACCAACACAAACTGAAACTCCATCAATCACATTCACTTCTTATGAAGATTTATGGAAATACGTTGCGTCTCATCCAGAAATACTGAGACAACTCTTTCCGCAAGCACAAAAGGGTGGAGTCGTTACAAAAGAAACAATCATTACGGTTGGTGAGAGAGGCAAAAAAGAAGCAATTATTCCTTTAGAAAGTGGAATAAATATTTTCAAGAATTTGATTCCGCCTCCACAAAAAGAGGAAAAACGAGAACCAATTAGGATTATTTTAGAAATTCAGCCATCAGAGATAAGTAAAATAGTTTCGGCGAAATTGGGTGAGAGACTAAACGTAACGCGTGGGGTGAGTAATGCCTTTTGACCTCATATAGCGTTTTAGTCAATAATACCAGCATAAATTTCATTTCTTTAGAATATACTCGTGTTTTAGATTTCAAAAATACATCCTTTGAAATTACATTACCAGAATTTAATGTTTCAATAGCTTATAATCAACCTGTTATAATTAAGAGAGATAACCAAACGGTCTTTGCAGGGAGAATAGAAAGTATAGATAAAAAGTTTGGAGCAAATGCACAAGAAATGGTAATTGGGGGCAGAGATTTATCCAACACATTAGATAAGAGAATCTTTAATATTGGGGGTCTTGTCGATTTAAGCTATTCCCCAGCTTATCCTGCATCATCTATGTTTACCGATATAATAAGTTCGGCTGGACTAACGGTAGGAACTATTGGAAGTTCTGCTTCTGCCATTCCTTCTCAAATCACGAGCTTTAGAAAAGAACGCTGTAATGCTGCCCTTGAAAGACTACAGAAAGCTACATCGTGGGAATACTTTGTCAATTTTGATGGAACGGTTGATTTTAAGTCGTCAGTCGGTTCAGATAAGACTAGCACTATTGTCTTTAGAGAAGGGGTTAATTGCAGAATTATCGAACATCAATACGACTTTAAGCGTATGGCTAATTACATCTATGCTCTAGGAGCGCAGGTTGGGACAGACCAATTAATCGTCTCGAGTTATGATACTGCCTCAATTAGCACTTACGGAAGAATTGATGAAATAGTTGAGGATAGAACCTTAACTACGCAACCTGCTCTACAGTCTTTTGTTAATCAAAGACTCGCAGACTTCAAAAATCCAGTTGAAACTTATGTGGTAGAATGTGTCGATACATACAGTGGTTATGATTTTGACATAGGGGACAGAATAAAAGTCATAAGTGATACCCACGCTCCACTTGCAGATATTACTGGGAGAGTATTGCAATTAACTAGAAAATGGTCTGCTAACGAAGGAGAAATTACTAAATTTGAGATTGGAAATTTAACTTACCAGCTTAATACAAGCCGTTATAAATTGCCTAGGTTTGAGGAAGCATTAGCGTCATTAAGATTAAGCTGGGATAGAGACCGCTATGAGCAGGGGAATGAAAACACATTTATTGGAGATGCAGGATTCAATTTAGACGATTCTCATACTCTTACTCTACAGTTTGTCGCTCCTTCAAATGTTGCAACTGACCCAGATGGGCACAATCTATATAAAGACTTTTCGATGTGGATAACGGCCAAGCCTTACAGAGCTAATGCTGTAACAAGTGTGACAAATGTAACGGCTACTACAACTGTTGCAGTAAGCACGAGCGTTACAGCAAGTACAAGCGTTACAACGAGCGTCTCTGTCGTAAATGGACCGGTTTCAACTAGTTTAACAGGATTCCCTGTTGCAATTCAAACAGGTTCACTAACAGGAACATACTCTGCTGGGGGGATAACTATTACGATGCCTACTCCTCCAACAACATTTTATCAATGGAATGCAAATGCAAAATTTACTTGGTATGCCAATTATACTGATATAGACCCCTATACTGTTCAAGTTGTAGACGTTAGTAATAGCAATGAAGTTTTGGCTCAACAGGCTTATACTGGGATAATCGCTTATGCACCAACCACTAAATTAGGTCTTGTAGGAACAGCAGACTTAAGTAATCATGGAATAAATCTAAGAATCTTGAATGCTTCGGGTTCAGTTGCTTTCCCTGCTTCTGCAACAGCAGCCTCTACATCTATGCGAGGGAACTTCTATTTAGAGTTATGGAATTATGGACAACAATTCCATACGGTACCGGGAGAACCAGCATCAGCATCTACTGTAACAAGCGCTTCTACAGTTACAAACGCTTCTACTACTGCAACTGCTACAACTCTTACATCAGCTACAACTAACGCGAGTGTTGGTGGAAGCTTAATTTTAGGTACTGGAACTGCAAGCCTACTCGTTATGAATGTGTATAACCCCGCTGGAAGCTTGGTAGACAGTAGAACATGGTCTCTGCCAGTAGTTGCCAATAACTCTCTCTCAATAATTTTCACGAGTTCAGGAGTATATTCATTTCAAATGACACTTGCATCGGGACAGCCTCCATCATGGATTGAATGGCACGGTGTACTAACTTACTATCAAAAATCTTATGGAAGGTATAAGGTGGTGTAAATGAAGTATAAAGTAAGAATAGTTAAGATTCTTGATAACGAAGTAAGAGCAGTTATAACTGAAACGGGTAGACTTGATGTTGATGGCGCTGAATACAGATTACCACTCGCTACTACTCGTCCTTTAACAGAATTGACTGAAGAAGAGATAATTAACGTTGTCAGAAGTTATATTGACCCTATCGTTAATCCACCTACAAATATACAGAAAGTTAGACCAAAGATACTCGATATGGAAGGAAAAGAATATGTTGTAGGGGAGTAGTGATTACCTTTGTACCTTTATAAGCCCTCATTTCTTGATGAAGCCTTTGAGACGACAGATTGGACCCCTACAAATTCAACATATTCAACGGACGGAGATATAGCTACTGTTCAAACTACTGTTGCTGGTGGATACATAACGAGAAGTGTAAGTTATGACCTTACTACTTATAATCAACTAAAGGTCAAAGGGGCTGGATATTCTCCATTTGTAACGGCTGTTTGTACTGGTGGCAACGTTACTGGATATCCAACAGCAGGTTCTCGCTTTAATACAATTACTTTAAATTTGAGCGGAAAGGGAACTCTTACTGCTATTCAATTAGGAGACCAAGGAGCAAGCACTTATGCATATTTCGATACAGTTGCTCTTGTCAAAAGCACTGCTGACTATGACTTGTGGGATGAGGAACTTGCAGGAAACTTAACGAAAGAAATTGTCATTAAGCCTGCGCCTTATGCAAGAGATTACGTTTACGATATAGGTGTAAGGCATTTCTATTTTCGCTATTATGGCTATATACCAGACGATACAATGCGTATTAATTTGGAAAACGATGTAACTAACTTAAGTCGCTTCTTCTTCGAGGACAATGAGGATAGTGCAACAGGAGTTATTACGCAAATTACTACAACAATAACACCTGGGAGACAATATTATGACGCCGAATTGGTAATTACTAAGGGGAGAATTGTATAATGGCATCAATAGACGGGATTACCATATATATTCAGAAGCAAACAAGAGAAATAAAGGTAAAACATGCAATACATCTAATTCCAAATAGACGCTTACCCCTAGTGCAACCCACTTATATAGCCTCTCCAACATGGACTATTGAAGCAACAGTTCCTGCTGACATCAATAATTTGAGAGATTTACAAAATACTGCGCATAAGATGGCTCTTGTAACGTTTGTAGATGAATTTGGGAATAGCTATAATGTTAGAGTGATGACTTTAGATATTAAAGAGACTGCTGGACAACAGAATATATTTGAGATAGAACTGACGTTAGTTGAACCATAAAACAGATAAATAATAGCTCCAAAGACTTATATATAGCACATTTTACTAACAACACATCATGTCACAAATAAGTGGACAAAACAACGTTGAAGCTATAGACTCAGAGATAACAAAGCTACGCAAAGAATTGGCTGCTGCTGTTTTGATGGCTCAAATATTTCATAGCGATAAGTCTGCCAATGACTTACGCAAGCTTATGGACTCAATACGAGAAGGGCTTTCTAATCAAGAGTCAATCAACATACTTATCGATAGATTTGGAGAACGTGCTGCAAGAGAAATGGATTTTGCAGAGGGGCTAGTTCTAATAACGAATAGAAAACATCGTTGTAAAGCTTGTGGTATAGAGCTTAAGAAGGGAGAAAAGGCTTTCTCAGGAGGAGGAAAGTGGATTTGTATGTTCTGTTCTTACGTTGGTTTTCTATATCAATTAAGAAAATCTATTCAAGTTTTAAAAGATTTCTATAATAATATAAGCTTGCCCTAAAGGTCTGATAGCCCGCTATTACATTTATGCACTCGCCTATCAAAGAAATGGCTTTTACAAAATCTTTTCTTACATTCTGGACAATAATTCCAACAGAGCGAATAACAAATACAACAACGTTGCACTATGTCATCGAGATTATAGTCCTTAGTTCCTTTAGCTTCCTTTCGTAGACTTCGTTTTATTCTTGATAGCTTCAAGTTACGACTTCTACACCAAGACCATCTAAAACGTATTGAATATGATTGACAATTGTATGCGTATCGCTACCCGCAAAGAGTAGTCCAGCCAATAGCCCACTAGAAGTTATACCACTTGAAGTTACACTAGCTTCATAGACTCCTGAACCAGAGTCTCCTCCTTGAGAGAAGTGGTCAGAATCACCATCAGATAGTTTCGTTACGACTATTTGATGGACAAATCTGGCAGTGAAGTCCCCATAACTAACGTCTACGGTCGCATTATCATCGAATACCGTCCCAACAGTTATTCCCGTTGTTCTCCCACTCTTAATAAGACGAGTCTGATAAGGAGACACATCTACCTTAATTCCTGTTGGAGCCACTAAGCCGTTGGGGATAGTAGAATAGTCAGCAGTTAAGTCGGCAATGGCACAATCAACGAAGTTCTCTGGCTCTGCTTGAGGCACTACTGCTTGAAATCTTGTCTTTCTGCCAAATCCAGAGTATATATGGTTAAGAGCAAAGACTATTGTCTTAGCGACTGGACAAGTAGAAGGTGGGGGTGGAGGAGGTGGATTAGTGCCATTATGAAGTATCTCAACAAAACGCTTAAGTGTTCCTATCTGGTCATTTGGCAATCTTCCAGAGTCATAGGGTCCCGGTTGCAAGATTGCATCTCCCGCCTTACCTTTATTAGAATTCGCCAAAACATGGCAATTCGACAGAATACATACCTTTCCATCGGTCTTATCTCTAACTATGGCTCCTATCGTTCCAGCGGTGATGAGATAATGACCTACGCTTATTCCGGGAAATATTGGTCTGTATTTCTTCGTTGGGTCTTGAAAATTTGAGGAAAGTGCTTTAACTTCTCCTAATTCCACAACATCTACAGGAATTCCATTAATTTCGTCTGGA